TAGCGAGAGAGGCCGGATTCTCCGTTGAGGACCGGCAAGGTAGCTGTACGGGCCATTTTAGCGCCCTCCAGTGGTTCAGGTCCCCGATAGCGGCGGACCCGGCAGACGGCCGCTGTGTTAAAGCCAGCCGCGCTGCGATGTTCCGCGTTGGATATTCAACGCAGGTGCAGCATACACTAAACGGGGGACCGGATGGAAGGATAACCGGTCTCACGTCATCGTGTGGCTGGCATAACCTGTTGGCATGGCGGCTTTTTTACCAAAGTAGTGCGTCATTCCGCCGCTCGGAGCGCGTTTTGCAGGAGAAGCAAATCCTCCGGCAGCGGCGCCTCCCAGCTGAGAATTTCTCCGCTCCGGGGATGCTCGATGGTAAGCAGGTAAGCATGGAGCGCCTGCCGTCCCAAGGCTGCGAGCGCCGCTTGGCTGTTGGGGCCGAGATGGCTGGCCTTGGTCTTGAAATGCGGACCGTAGACGCCATCGCCCAGCAAGGGATGCCCGATATGGGCCAGATGCACCCTGATCTGATGGGTGCGGCCGGTTTCCAGCTGGCAGGCCAGCAGCGACGCGATCGGCTTGCCGTCCCGGCCGTTGAAGGACTCGGTGATTTCCCAGTGGGTGATCGCCTGCCGGCCGCTTTCGCGCACGGCCATCTTCTCCCGCGCATGCGGATGGCGGTCGATCGGCGCATCGACGGTGCCGCGCTGCCGGTTCGGAACTCCCCAGGCAAACGCCATATAGCCGCGCCGCATCGCGCCGGTGCGGCCATGATCGGCGAATTGCTCGGTCAGCGATTTGTGGGCGCGGTCGTTCTTCGCCGCCACCATCAGCCCGGTGGTGTCTTTGTCGAGCCGGTGCACAATGCCCGGCCGTTTCACCCCGCCGATGCCGGAAAGACTACTCCCGCAATGCGCGATCAGCGCGTTGACCAGCGTGCCGGTCGCGTGTCCGGCGGCGGGATGCACCACCAGGCCTTTCGGCTTGTTGATGACGATGATGTCGTCATCCTCAAAGACGATATCGAGCGCGATATGCTCAGCCTGAGGCTCGGCGGCGATGGCCTGCGGCACGTCGATTGTGATCGTATCGCCTTTGGCGACATGATAAGCGGGGTCGCGAATGGGGGTGTTTTTGATCGTGACTTGTCCGGCGAGGATCAGCGCCTTCAGCCGCGACCGCGACAGTTCGGGCCGGCGTGCTGCGAGCACGCGGTCGAGCCGCGCAAAACCCTCGGCGCCGTCGACAACGACTTCCAGCCTTTGACCATTCGAGCCTTGCATGACCGAACAACCTGTTGCGCCCGAACCGACCCCCGAGCAGGCAGCACTTTTCGCGCGGGTGCGGCGGATGATGCTGATCGCGGGCCTGACCTCCGCGCTGGCGGTGGCGGCGGTGCTGATCGCCGTCGGTTACCGTCTTTTCCGCTCAGGCGAAAGTGCTCCCGCCACCGATACCACGGCGACGCTGCCGAAAGGCGCCCGTATCGTCTCCACCGCCGTCGCCGGCGACCGCCTGGTGGTGACGCTGGATATAGCCGGCGTAATCGAAATCCGCACCTTCGACGCCAAGACGCTGAAACCTACGGGCAAGCTGAAATTTGCCAACGAACCTTAGAGCAGGGCGCTCTTGCCGCAATTGGATTTCGAGGCTATTCCCTTCAACCGCACGCTCCCTTCGTCTAGCGGTTAGGACGCGGCCCTCTCAAGGCTGAAACAGGGGTTCGATTCCCCTAGGGAGCGCCACGATTTATTGCAAGTTATCCTTGTAAATCGGGCATTACTTTAATTTCATTGACAAAAAACCTCGCGGTTGCGACAAAACTGTCCAACAAATTGTCCAACACGAGCGAGCCGTGGCAGAGCGTTTAACCAAACGGAACGGTCTCTGGTACTTTGTGCGGCGGGTGCCGGCAGAGTTCGCCGCGGTTGACCCGCGCGGCGTGATCAAGCTTTCCACCAAGATCAGAGCTGCCGGCGATCGAGCTGGAGTCCGCGCCGGCAGGGTTGCCGATCGGCTCAATCTCGATCTGGAAGCTTCATGGCGTGTCGGCGCCGGTGCCGGCACGCTGCAGGCGTCGATCGACGTTGACGAAGCCCGCAAACGCGCGCGCGCCCTTGGACTCGAGTATAAGCCGATCGAAGCCGCGGTAACGGAAGCTGCGGCCGATATCATTCGGCGAGTCGACGAGCTGGCCAAGGGCGATCGCCGGCATGATGCCGCGACGACGGCCGCCGTGCTTGGCGGCGTGGCGTTGCCGATCATCAAGCTTTCCGGACTGTTCGCCGAATACAGGATCGCGAAGAAAACCACGATCGCAAAATTCTCGCCGAACCAGCTGCGCAAATGGGAGTCCGCTAAAAAGCGCGCCGTTGAAATTCTGATCGAGGTTGTCGGCGACAAAGCGATCGGCGAACTGACGCGGGACGACGCGCTTAAGTACAGCGACCGATGGGAAGAACGGGTGCTGGACGAAGGCCTGCAGGAAGGCACCGCTAATAAAAACATAACCCATATCACCGGCATGTTGCGCGCCGTCAGCAAGCGACACCGTCTGCGGCTTGATCCGGTGTTTGCCGGCACGCGGCTGGAGGGCGGCACGTCGCGATCGCGCAAGCCGTTCGACGCCGCTTTCATCGTCAATGTGATCCTAGCGCCTGGTGCGCTCGATGGCATGAACGATGAAGAACGCGCCGCAGTGCATGTCATGGTCAACACCGGTGCGCGGCCGTCTGAAATCATCAACCTCCAGCCGCATAGGATCCTGCTCGATGCGGAGATCCCGCACATTCAGGTGCGGGATGATGATCGCGTATTAAAAACCGGCTGGTCATATCGAGATATCCCGCTGATCGGTATTTCGCTCGATGCGATGCGCGCCTTCCCGAATGGTTTCCCGCGTTATTTCGACAAGGGCGATGCGTTCTCGGCCGCCGTGAACAAATATCTCAAAGAGAACGGCATGAAGCCGTCCGATCTGCACACGGCTTATTCGCTGCGCCACGGCTTCAAGGATCGGTTGCGGGAAGTCGAGACGCCGGAAGAACTCAAAGACGAGTTGATGGGCCACAATACCGGCAAGCCGAAGTATGGCGACGGTCACGGTCTACGGTTGAAGCTGAAATATATTCAGATGATCGCGCTGGCGCCGGGGATGCCGGGGGAATACGCCGTCAGGCAGCTGGCCGTCGTTCAAGGTGGCGCCGGGCGCGGCTGACCGGATCGTCATGCCGCTTGATGTCGGCCAGCTCGCGTTCCAGCAGATCAAGCCAAGGGCCGTATTTCGCGCCATGTTCGACGATCACTTCCGAGATCAGGCCGATCGCACCGATCAGCCATTCTTCGGTGAACGTTTGGGGCGCGGCCGCTGACATGTCAGCTGCTCATTTCGGCGGACACGATTCCGCAAAGTGCAAGGTTGCGCGCGTCGTCGACCAGCGTCACGATGTCGGCCGGCGCGTAACTGCGTTTTCGTAGCGATCGGATGGCGGCGGCTTCGTCGTTCGCGGTGCCGGCGTGAACTAGATCGTTGGCCATGGACTCGACCAACGAGTCGCGTTCGGATTGCGTGTCGACCAGCGGGCCGTCCAACAAACGCAAGTGACCGCGCCGATTCATCACAGTGTCAGTCCGGACATCGCCTGCGCCTGAATGTTGGCGGCCGCGGCGTGAGTGTCGATCTGCATCGGCGTCCAGCCCATGCGGCTGAGATCGTCGCGCGTGACGCCGCCTTCGCGGTGGCCGGCCTGACGCATATCGTCGGCCATCTGGCGGGTTGCGGTTTGTCCCTGCAGGCTGGCGCGGGGCTTGATCAGCGCGCTATCGATGAATGCCGGGACGGTGGCGTTCGCCGGCAGGGCGTGGAAGCGAATGCCAGGCAGGCGGTTGCAGCTGGAACGGCGCATGAATCTCTCCCGTGTTTTCGACGGGAGAAAACTATTCGTAACGCATAGTTAAGTCAATTCGAAACGCATGGGATATGCGTTTCGCACACTAAGTCACCGGGGAACCATGCTTTTCACCAGTGCCGCCCAATCAATTGCAACGTCGAAGATAGGTTCTTCGGTCTGCGACAACAAATGGTAGTGCCCGCGCGTTTTGCTGCGTTGTATTTTCTTGATCAGAATTCGCCCATCATCAAGTCCGACGACGCATAACTTGTTCAGCAGATCGGACGTGACTGGTCGACGGACATCGTCATAAAAGACCAGCCAGCGATCGAAAAATGACCCGAGACTGTCACCTCTAATTTCGACGGCCACGGTTGCTTCCGAAGATCCTCCTGGTGCCGGAACTTCGTCCAGATGTCCGCTGTCTTGCGAAAAAAAGTTGGCGGCCGCACCCGCACCAACATAGCCGACCAGGGGCACGCTGGCATGTTTCTCTGCCGGCGATTTGGTACGTCGCGGCGTTCCCTTTCCGGTCAACAGCCAATCAAGCGAGACGTGAAAGAAAGCGGCGTACCGGCTGGCGCTTCGCGCTAGGCCGCGGTTGCCGTTCTCATGTCCCCAATAGGTGGGAAGCTTTACCCCCATGGCTTCGGCCGCGGCGGTTGCATCGGCATATCCCGCTTCTTCGCGGGCCTTTTGCAGTCGTTCGTGAGGTTCCGTCATAAATGCAATATGCATAGGGATAGTATGCGTTAGGCATTGACCATCACTATGCGTTGCGCATAGTTCGGTCATGGACGCACAAATGATTCGTCGGGCGCGCGAACTGACCGGTGAAAGCCAGTCGGCGTTTGGGGCGCGCTTCGGTGTCGATCAAAGCACGGCGCATCGGTGGGAAACCGAAGGGCCGCCAAGCCGTGGACCGGGGCGCATGGCCCTGACCCGCGAAGTCCAGGCGATTTTCCAAGCTCACGGCGAACAAATGCAGGGGACCGGGACATGCACGGGAAACTAGCAACTCGCGCCAGTGCAACCAAATCTGCGCGTTCCCAAACCCGGAAACCGAATTTCCGGAATAGGAATCAGATTTCCCCGGTCATGCAAAAAGTGAAGAGCTTGCTGCCGACGAAGAAGGCCGCGCAGCACTTGGCGATCCTGATCGATGAGCCGCTTGGCAACTGTCAAAAACTGCTGTCCGGCGACAGGGTCGAAAATAGCAAACAGTTGGTCAAGCTTCTGCGGTCCCGGTTCGGCCGTGACGTGCTGTTCGTTGTCGTCGCCGGCAGCAAGGAAGATTGGATCGTCCGGTATCGTCGGCAGCTCGATGTCAACAAGGCTCGTAAACAGCTGGTCGAAAGCCAGCGCGCAATCGAAGCGCTCCAACTGGAGATCGCTGAATGATTGTTGCGCTGAAAATCACAGTTGGCGTTCTTCTCGCATTCACGGCGCTTGGCATTGCGTGCGCCGTGAGGATCAGCCTGCGTCGTAGCATCCCGCAGGCTGATCCGTTCTTTCACCCCTTCGGCGATGTGCCTCGCCTGACAGATGCGCAGCTGCGCGATTTTGAGCGCGATCCTCTGCGCCGATCATTCGCCACTAGACCCTTAAACCATTCCGCCGGACTTGCCCTCCGACCGGACGCGGATGGAGGCCGGCCGATACTGCCCTCGTGGCTGGCCTCCATCCGCAATTTCTGGCGTGGCGGCGATGCCGCAGCATAAGGACTTTACTGCGCCCGAAGTTGCGAACCTGCTCGCCGCGCAAGCCGTCGCCGCTTCGACAAGCTATCTCGACGGCCGCAGTGACGGCGCGAAGCTTGGACATGAAGCGGAACGCATTCTCTTAGAGCTGCAGATGATCGGCCACGATCCGTGCTGCAACGCGATCGCCGATCCGACGCGGTTGATGGTGGTCGCAATGATGCGCACCGCGATCTCGACCGGCAAACGCGCCCGCCGGTGGCGCGCTGTCATGAAGGCATTCGTTCCCTTGTTGCGTCACGAGTCCACCGAACTCGCAACCAGCGGAGCGCAGCGAACATGAGACCAATTTCGTCAACCCTTACCGAACTGATCGTCTTTGCCGAAGGCGTGATCACGCGGCCGAACGGCAACCATGATTGGTATGAGCGGCTGAACGCGATCGCGGTCGAAGTTCGATATGCCGACGCTCTGCCTGCCGAAAATATCCGCACCACGCGGGCGGCGCTGATCATGACGGTGGCGATCGAGGAATTCCGCGACAGTGATCGTTACGCCGGATCGCAATGGCTGATCCTGGCTGGCGCCGTGCTGCCGATCCTTCGGGCCGAAGCCTATGTCGCGCTTCAAAACGAGAAAAAAGCGAGGGCCGAAGGATGAAGTCAGCAACGGATGCCAGGCCGATGCCGATGGCCGAGTTCGATCAATGCTGCGGACAAATGCACTGGACGGGCGGCGCCCTCGAACAGTGCGGCACACGTTTTACCGAAGCCTGCGAAAACTGCCCGCTGCTGATCGAGCGCCGGCGTGATGAAGTGCTGCGCGCGGCGAGGGCACTATGACGACGATCGAGTGGACCCGCAATCCGGACGGTTCGAAAGGTAAAAGCTGGAATCCGATCCGCGCCTATCGGTGGACTGTCAAAGACGGTCAACGGGTTCGCGTTCGCGGGTGGCATTGTGAACATGTTCACGAGGGCTGCAAGCTCTGCTACGCCGAAGGCCAGAACAAGACGCAGGCTCGCGGTGGCACCGGGCTTGCCTACAAGCCCGGAAACCGCGCCAAGGTCGAAATTGAGCTGGACGAAGCCACGCTTCGCGCGCCGCTAAAGTGGCGCAAGCCGACACGGATTTTTGTCTGCTCAATGACCGATCTGTTCGGCGCGTGGGTGTCGGATGAATGGCTGGACAAGATTGTCGCGGTCGCGGCGTTATGTCCGCAGCATACGTTCATCATCCTGACGAAGCGTCCTGCGCGGCAGCGGGCTTATTTCGAAGAAATGCAGCGGTGCTATCACGGCTCCGATGCTGACTTCGCGCGCCGTTGGGGACAAGCGGCGGCCGATGTCACCGACTCGCCATGCGCGGCCGGCGCGATCGAGGATGTCGATTTTCCGCTTCCGAACGTTTGGCTGCTGACATCCTGCAGCGAACAAAAAGATGCCGACCAGTTCGTTCCGGAGATCCTGCGGACGCCGGCGGCGGTGCGCGGCGTTTCACTAGAACCCATGCTTGCACCGATAGACCTGAAGGCTATTCGCTATCGTGATGAAGATTGCGATGTACGCTGGAATGCGCTGACCGCCGAAGCGTGGATTGAAAACAGCGATTCGGCTTCAGCCTACAGCAACGAGTCTGACGGCGTCACCAAGCTCGATTGGGTAATCGTCGGCGGCGAGAGCGGCAAGAAAGCGCGTCCATTGCATCCGGATTGGGTGCGGGACGTTCGCGATGACTGCCACGAGTCAGGCACGGCGTTTTTCTTCAAGCAGTGGGGCATCTGGACGCCCGGAGAAAATGTGGAGCGAACTCGCGGCATTGTCGCGACGGCCGACTGGTTTGGAGAGAAGTGGTTTTTCGACCGCGAAAACCTCGCCAACACCGATGGCCATATCGACGATGAACCGGACCTGTACCGTGTCGGCAAAAAGCAAGCGGGCAGGCACTTGGACGGCGTCGAACACAACGGCATGCCGGGGGTGCTGTCGTGAACGGTGGTTCCGCCCGTCGCCGTCGTCTGAACCGCTACGAGATCGCGCTCTTACGTGCCGGCGCAAGCGGGCGCGTAACGCTCGCCGCGCGCCAGCGCGGCGACGTCAAAGAACTGCGGCGCCGCGGCGTCGTCGAGGTCTGGTACCGGCAGGCGTGTGACGCGCCGTCGCTCGAGGGTCCGTTCTTCGCCTTGAGCATCCCCGGCTATCAGCTCGCCTGTGCCTTCATCCGAGAGAACAGGGGGAGTGGCCATGCCGTATAAAGACAAGGAGCGTAAGAAGGCCTACGCTCAGCGTTGGTACGCGGAGAACAAGGAGCGTAAGAAGGCCTACGCTCAGCGTCCGGAGAACAAGGAGCGTAAGAAGGCCTACGCTCAGCGTCCGGAGAACAAGGAGCGTCAGAAGGCCTACGCTCAGCGTCCGGAGAACAAGGAGCGTAAGAAGGCCTACGCTCAGCGTTGGTACGCGGAGAACAAGGAGCGTCAGAAGGCCTACGCTCAGCGTCCGGAGAACAAGGAGCGTCAGAAGGCCTACGCTCAGCGTCCGGAGAACAAGGAGCGTCAGAAGGCCTACGCTCAGCGTCCGGAGAACAAGGAGCGTAAGAAGGCCTACGCTCAGCGTCCGGAGAACAAGGAGCGTAAGAAGGCCTACGCTCAGCGTCCGGAGAACAAGGAGCGTAAGAAGGCCTATCGAAAAGATTTAACGCATCTCATGCGGCGTTTGGAATTGGATGAGAGCGGCGTTGCGTCGATTCTGGCAGCGGTTGCCGAGGGTACGCCTTATGTAGAAATCGCAGTTGACTGGTTGATCGAGCCTGGTGATGTCAGCGCGATTGCAACCGCTCACGGTATTTTCCGGCGGCCGCGGCGGTGCCGAGAGACCAGCGAAATCTCCGCATGATGTTGCTGGCGCAATACGATCGCGCGCTGGTGGCGCTCGGGGAAGCCCTGCAGGCGACTCGAGTCGACCGCGTCCTGGCCAGCCGCGATGAAATCGAGCACGTCAAGTTGCACGCGCGCCAGATACGCGATCGCGCCTTGCTGGCCGATGCGACGGAATTTCAGATGCGCGTCGAACGTCGGTTGGGCGAGTTGCTGCAGGAAGCAAGGGCTTCCGGCCTGCTGCAGGATGGTAAAGGCAGACCTAAAACACTGGTCGAAACGATCGGCGGATTGCCGCCTGCCACGTTGAAAGACATCGGCGTCGATAGGAAGCTGTCAGCGAAAGCGCAGCAGGCGGCGGCAATGCAGCCGGATGGGTTTGAAGCTGCGATCGCCGGCATGCGAACGAAGATGGCCGCAGGCAAGTCGATCGTGGTCGATCCGGTCGACCAGGCGGGAAAATTCGCTCAGCAGCAGCAGCGCCGTGACGATCACGCCGCGCGCACGATGAACGGCGGCACCGTTGAAGATCTCGGGCGGCTCGCCCTGTCCGGGTTTCGCGCCAAGTCTGCGTCGTCCGATCCGCAGTGGAAGTTTCTGACGCGCTCGCCGCTCGGCGACGGCCGAAGCGCCAACATTCATTACAAGACGGAAGAGGTGGCCAAAATAAAGAACCTTCCTGTCGGCGAACTGCTGGACGACGACGCGGCTTTTTACATGTGGATGGTCGACTGGTGTCCGCAGGATGCGCTCGATCTTTTGGCGCATTACGGTTTGCGACATGTGACCACTGCGTTCACATGGGTGAAGCAAAATCCTTCCGGCGAAGGATGGCACATGGGCCAGGGCTTCTGGACGCGCGCTAATCCAGAAGATTGTTGGATGGCGACCAAGGGCAAGCCGAAACGGCTTTATGCCGACGTGCGGCAGCTGATCATCGCGCCGGTGATGGAGCATTCCCGCAAACCCGACGAAGCACTGGAGCGGATCGAGCGGCTTACCGAAGGGCCGTATCTCGAGCTGCAGGCGCGCCGGCCGCGTCCAGGCTGGATCAGCTGGGGCGATGAACTCGAATTTACGGGGAAGGCGGCATGAAACTGCAACCGTATAACGCTGAGCATCCTTTCGAACGCGCGGCGGATCAAATCCGCAAGGATATCGCCGAGCTGGCAACGCGCGCCATGGAAAGCAAAGACTACAAGGCTCTTTCTGCCATTGAGCAAGTGCAATGCTTTATGGCGGGCGCGATGACGGCCGTCATAGGCGTCTGTTTTGCACATGTTGAGGACGCGGGCCGCGACGCGATCATGGAAGCAATCGAGGAGTATCTGCCGCAAGCCCGTGTGAAAGCCGAAGGCATCATTGAAAGCGCGGGGCTGCAATGACGACGCGCAAGCGCGTTTCCGATCGCAGACATCACGAAGTCGTCGCGATCGAGCACGAAGGCCAGCGCTTCAAGATCGGTTTCGGTCGCGAGTTCGATCGTGGCGCGGTCGGGCCGATCGTTGAAGTATTTTTGAACGCGCAAAAGGTTGATTCAGCCGCGGACTTGATGGTCGCCGATGCCGCGATCTTGTTTTCGATGTTGCTGCAGTACGGCTGCCCGGCCGACATCATAAGCAAATCAATGAAGCGCGATCCGAACGGTTCTGCGGCGTCGGTGATCGGCCGAGCTGCGGATTTGTTGCGTGAATTATCAAACGTCCAACAGGGAGGAGCATGACCATGGATTTCGAAATCCCACTTAACCGCCTGAAATTCGGCCAGGAAGATGGTGCCGGCACCAATGCGCGGATCACTGGCCGGCAGGACGGTATTGCTGAACTCGCCGCCAACCTTCACGCCAACGGGCAGATCGAGAACCTTGTAGTCCGTCGTTGCGGTGATGATCCCGGCCTACCGGTCCCGGAGGGATGGAAGGGCGCGCGGGATATGTATTCGGTCAGCAACGGCAATCGCCGGCTTGCGGCGTTTCACATGATCTACAGCGAGACCAGCACGCACCTCGTCCGGGTCACTTCCCATGACGTCGACGAAAACGTGGCGTTTGAGCAATCATTGACCACGGCGGTGACCGCGAAGCAATTGCATCCTGTCGACCAGTACGAAGCCTTCGCCCGGCTGCGCGATCGTGGCGGCAAAACAGAGGAAGAGATCGCTCGGCAATACGGGATGACTGAGCGTGAAGTCCAACAGGCGCTTGCGCTCGGCCATCTGTCGCCGCGGATCCGTGATGCCTGGCGCAAGGGAGAAATCAAGGCGACGGCCGCGAAGGCGTTCACGCTCGCGCCCGATCACAAGGCGCAGGATACCATCTTCGACAACCTGAAGGCCGATGCCGAAGCCGGCCGCGGGTGCGATCTGATCGAAGTCGAAGGAGACGAAGTCAAATCGATGCTGAAGATCGGCAACGATAATTCTGGAACTATGGTCGAGTTTGTCGGCATCGATGCGTATGTGAAGCGCGGCGGGAAGGTGACGCGCGACCTATTCGGAACCGATCACAAGGTTTCCGATCCGAAACTTGCCAAGGCGATGGCGGCCGAAAAGCTCAAGAACGAATGCGCAGGGTTGGTGGCCGCCGGCTGGAGTTTTGCCGTCACGACGGAGGCGGTTCGCAATTCGCAGCATAGCTATGGTCGGTTGAACATAGAGAAAAAGCCGAGCGAAGATGAATTGAAGCGGCTCGACGAATTGAATGCGGTGTTTAATCCAGGAAACGCTGTTCGCCACGGTTATTACCAAGGCGAATCGCTGGCAGAACTGAACGGGTCGCAGCAGCGGGCCTATCTCGAATATTGCGACCTGGACCGCACCATCACATTGCGAAGTTATCAAGCGAAGTTGATGGCGACGGCGGGTTGCTTTGTCGGCATTGATGATGATGGCTTGATCGATATCGAATACGGCCGCGTGAAGCCGGCTAAAAAGGAAGCCGCAGCGCAAGAGCAAAAGACGGTTAAGCGCGAAACCAAACAGGCCGAGATAAAGCAGGCCGCCGCCGAAGGAAAGCCAGCTCCGGAGTCGACGACGGTTTCCAACGCGTTGGCCGATCGCCTGAGGGCGCAGCTTGTAGCAGCCACGCGCGGCGCGATCGCGGAGGCGGCCGAACTTCCATGTGAGCTGCTAAAATCGCCGCTGGCTGGCGCGCTTGCCAAAATCGTCTGTGCCCAAATTAGGGTCAATGGCAGCCATGTAAACATGCCGGATGAAATACGGACCAAAATGACGGCGCTGCGCGAAGCGCTGCCCGCCGCGATCATCAGCGCCACGATCGCGAAGCATTTCGATGCTGACGACTATTTCGCCAATGCGCCGAAGGGGCTTGTTCTGAAAGCAATCGCGGAAGCCATTAACCCCGACGAAGCGCGGAAGCTTGCCGCAAAAACCAAGTCCGACGTTGGCAAGTTTGCCAAGGTCAACGTCGCAAAGACCGGTTGGCTGCCGAAAGAACTTCGCACCACACACTACAAGCCGCCGGCGTTGAAGGCTGCGGCGCCGTTTGTTCCGGGACCGCCCAAGCCGGGCGGAATTGCACCAGCGCAGCCAAAGGCAAAAAAGGCGACAGCCTCGCCGGCGACGCGCGCGGCGGCTTCAAAGAAACCTGCGAAGAAAACGGCCGCCAAAAAGTCCAAGGCGAAAAAAGCGCGCAAGGGCTGATCGCAAATGCGGAAAGATCGGCTAGCGCCTTACGTCGACCTGTCCGCTGTAAAGGGCGGCAGGTGTTGGCTGCGCCTGGCCAATGGCTGGACCGTCTCGATATCGGAAAACGACACGCCGCCGGCGATCTGCTGCCTGGCGGCGTGGCGAACCGGTCAAAACAATCTTCCATATGAGGAACTGACACTGTTCGACTTCGGCAACGGTCGCACCGATTGCCGATGTTGGACCTTTGCCGATGTTCGCGAAGCGCTGCAGCGGATCGCCGTCGCACCAGCTCCTGATTCTGACGCGGTCGAAAACAAGCCGGGTGCCGAATGAGCATGGAATCGCATCACGGCGTGGTGACATTCAATCCGCTTTCTCCTGGCCGTGAATCGATAATGCTCGGCAGGATACCGGTCGGCGAGATCGGGCCGGTGCATGATCCGCGCAGTCTTTATCCGTTGTGCTTCCGGATCAATCTTCCCTTCACATCATCCGCAGCCTGGACACCGGCGCGCGATATAGACGAAGCACACCGGCAGGTGCTCGGCAAAATTAACGACTGGCTGAACGCCGCAGGCCTGCGGCCGAACGGTGTAGCATGAACCGATCAGCGCGGCCGTTTGTCCGCAATCCTTTGTTGGCTCTGCCTGGCATGAAAAAGCTGCAGGCGCGTCCGCGGGCCGAGCGTGAAGCCTTGCGGTCGCTGTTGGTTGATCTCGCAGCAGACGCAAACGATCGCGCCGATCGCTGCTGGCGCCGGCATAAACCGCCGACAGGCAAAACCTCGCTGAATCGAATGCAACGAACGGCATTTCTAGAAGCCGAGAGAATCGAGATAAGTCAGGACGCTCGTGTTCGCGACGGCGAGCTTAAAGAGCCGATGCCTGAACAGGTGGAACGGCGCGACGACTTCGCCGGCATCGTGCGGCTGATCGATAAAATCATGAGCGACGTGGAATTGTTGGAGCGCTTCAAGGCATGAGCATGTTGCAAAATGCCCTAGCGTTCGCCGCCCGTAACTGGCCGGTGTTTCCGTGCCACCCTGACACCAAGCAACCGCTGGTGAAAGGTGACAGGGACGCCGACGGCGCTCTGATCCCGAATTCTGGCGGCGTAAAAAAGGCCAGCTGTGATCCCGACCAGGTCCGCGAGTGGTGGACGCGTTGGCCGAACGCCATGATCGGCTTGCCGACCGGCAAAGCGATCGGCGCCTTCGTGGTCGACGTCGACGCCGGCGAGGATAAGAAAACCGGCGAGGTATACGAAGCGGCCGCGCTGCAGCTCGAGCTGGAGAAGCAAATCGGCGCGAAGCTGCCGCCGACGCTGTTTGCCAATACTCCCCGCGGCGGCGTGCATCTATACTTCGCATTACCGGCCGAAGGTGCAGCGCCAGGCAACCGCGCCAATATCGTCAAGCGCGTCGACGTGCGCGGTGACGGTGGTTATGTGATTGCGCCGCCGTCGCTCCGCAAAGACGGCAAGACCTATCACTGGGGCGTGGCGCATGACACCGCGCCGGCGATCGCGCCGCCGGCGCTTCTCGACCTTATCTTCCGCCGTGGTCAATTTGCCGATCGGCGCGATGTCGATGAAGGATCGGGCATCGGCGCGCGTGCCGCGGCTGCGGTAAAGCGGCCGCCGGCCGGCGACTCGAGCATCGCGGCCGGTGACGAAGCTGTTCGCAAATACGGCCTGGCCGCGCTCGATGCCGAGCTGCAGGCCTTGAGAGCGTCACAGACGGGCGGTCGAAACGACGCGCTCAATATCGCCGCGCTGAAATTAGCGCAGCTGGTGGCCGCCGGCGCGCTACACGAAGGCTTCGTGCGCGCGGCGCTAGAGGATGCCGCGGCAGTTTGCGGCTTGATCAAGGATGATGGTCTGCGCGGGGTGCGCGCCACGATCGACTCCGGGTTCCGCAAAGGGAAAGCGCAGCCCCGCGACTTAGACGAGATACGCCGCGCAGCGGCGTATCGAGAAAGTCGGCCGCGTAAAGCGGCCGTCCGCACATCTTCTTCCCCTACTGCGGCTGATTCTTCTTCTTCCGACCCTCTCCCCCGTTCCCCCTCAGGGGAAAAAAGCGACCCTCAAACCCTCGCAAAAACAGAAAAGGGCGAAGCCAAAGACGCGGACGATGAAGCGCCGCCGCCTGACGATACGGTCAGCGACGATACGTTTCGCTTTTGCGCAGGCCTTGATCAATCGGATGTCGACAACGGGCAACGGCTGATAGCGTATTTCGGCCGCGACCTGTTGGTGCGGCAAGAGGACGACGTTCCGGCCGGACAAATGCTCGCCTGGACAGGCACCCATTGGGATTTGGCGGGCGGCGAAGCATTGGCGCATCTGATCGGTCAGCGCGTCGGCGACCTGATCAAACAAGAAGCCGGTTATATCGATTTCACGCCGCCGGAAGCCCGCGCGGTCTCGGCTGGCGACGCCGCCGCAAAGGAATTGAAAGATTTAGACCCGGATTCGGACAGCACAGAGGAACGGGCGCGATGCGAAACGCTGACCGAACTGGTTACAGCTGCAAAGAAAGCGCGCGCAGCGCTGTCGACGCGAAAAACCAATCGTCGCAAATGGGGCGTCTCCACCAAAAACGCGGGACGTATTGCCGCGATGCTCAAATGTGCCGCGCCGCATTTGCGCCGGCATCCGGACGCGTTCAACGCCGACCCGCTCAAAGTGGCAACGTTGACGCACACCCTGACGTTCATTCCGATTATAGACGACGAAGATCCCGACCCTGAGGGCAAGCGGCTGCTGGTCGATCGCCAGAACGGGCGCGTTCAATATAAACTTCGCGCCAAACGCGGCCACGATCGCGACGACATGCTAACCGCTGTGATCCCCTTCGCCTACGATCCGAAGGCGACAGCAAAAGAGTTCAACGTCTTCCTCGATCTGTTTCAGCCGGAGGCAAAGAAGCGCCGCACGGTCCAGCAGTATTCGGGAATGAGCCTTACAGCGCAGCCGGTTCAGCGCGTGATGTTCCACACCGGCACGGGCGGCAACGGCAAGAGTGTTTACCTTGAAGTGCTGGCGCGCGTGTTCGGCGACGGGCTGTCGGCTGGCGTACCTGCTGAGACGGTTTCCGGCCAAGTGCAGAACAACCCGAGCGCACCGACGCCGGACATCGCGCGCTGCTACGCCAAGCGATACCTGCGCATTGCCGAATTGCCAAAGGATGCGCCGCTTAAGATGGAAACCATCAAGAAGCTGACCGGCGGCGAGCGCTGGCCAGTGCGCACGATGTACAAAGGCTATTTCGAATTCAAGCCGACTGCGAAACCGCACATGAGCGGCAACGGCGAACCAAAATTCGACGGCGCGGACGGCGGCATGAAGCGCCGCCTGATCATCGTCGAATGGAGCGTGACGCTCGCAGAGGAAAAGCACCGCGACTTCGAAGATGTCGTCTCGGGAATTGTTGCCGAGGGATCGGGCATTCTTAACTGGCTGATCGCCGGCGCGCTCGATTTTCTGAACAGCGGCCTGATCATTTCCGACGACGTGCTTAAGACAACAGCCGACCACTTCGCTGAAATGGACCCGTGCGGCCAATTCGTCGAAGCGCATGTGAAGGCTGATCCTGGCGGTCCAGGCGTCACCGGCCGCGCGATGTACGACGCCTATAAACTCTGGTGCGAAGTCAACGGCACCGCAAAGATGTTCGAAACGCGATTCGGGCTGACCATGAAGAAGAAATTGAAGCGCGACGATACGAAGCGAATTCGCGTCTATGTCGATGTGGCTTTGCACGACATGCCCGAAGTCGCCAGTCATCAATCGGAGCACGGACCGCCACACGACCACCACCACCATTCGGGGGTTGGTGATGAACCGTTCTAGTTTCCATTGAGGCACACCTGTTGCGCATAAGGCACCGAGGGTTAGGGATTTTGCGAGGGTTTAGCGAGAGTTCTTCGCGTACCTTCGCGCGCGCGTTTCCCCACGGGCGCAGGCACTTCTGGCACGCTTGCGAGGGTTTCGAAGGTTACGCGCGCGCATATGCGTGCGAGAGGGGGCGCGCGCGGCATGCGGCGGCGACAGCGCGATATAGGCAAGGTGACTCAGGCATCACACGAGCAAAACCCTCGTTACCCTCGCGTTTTGTTTCTAAAGGATTGAATAATAATAATAAAAACCTTCGCAATTCTTTTTCTAAACCCTCTCCAAACCTTCGCAAACCCTCGCAAAGGAGAATTCTTAGTTAGCTGAAAGTTCCAAATGTTCTAGTTCGGAACATTTTTCGGAAATGGTTCTAGGCAGGAACCATTTCAGTTTTGAGACCCCGGCTTCTGCCGGGATGGCCAGCAAATCGAGGGCAAATCGGTATGTTGGAGCAAATTTGATGATTAAGCAGGCGCGCAGATACCGCCGACACGAACGGTTCTCGCTAGCGGTGGCCGCGGACCCTGAGTTGCAGCGCTCGATCGAGCGCTCAGCGGAGGCTGAACGCGACTTCATCTTGGATTGCCTCGATCTGATCGAGGGCCGCCAGACGCCGGGCGCTGCTCGGGCGATGGCTGAGCGTGACCGGCTGCAGCACCTATCGCGAGAAGCAAAAAGGCGGGCGCTGGTCGGAGCTGACCCGCTGAACATAACTGGACACACCAAAGGGAAGCAACCGAAGCGGATGCTTGGTGCGGACCCGATCGAATACGTCGGTCAAATGGCGCGTACGTTGTCGGGGGTCGACCGGCTGACCGGAAAGAACAAGCTTGGGCGCCAACAGGTGCTAGCTGCCGAAACCTATCGAATGGCATTCGAAACCATGCACGCTACACTTGGGGGCGCAATGGACTTCGATCGGGTTCGCGGGGGGAGCGGGGGTTCCAAGTCGCCGCCTGAGGCCGTGCTTGCCGCCAGCGAAACGCTGAGACACGCGCGCGCCGTTCTCGGGATACAGGCGACGGTCATAGTCGAACAGATTGTGTGCCACGGTCACACCGCGGAGGCGACCGCGCGATTGGTGTGTGGTTACTTGGAAGGGCAGAAGGTCAAGGCTCGGGATGCAAACTACGTAGGCCGCATTGTGCGCGAAGGGCTGACGCAACTCGGGCTTCGTTGGCATCCGAACCCGAGTAGGCAACCGATGCGGACATGGCGACCGGCAGACTCCGAAGTGGCGGCCGGCGAAACCGGTTTGTGCACCGTCTTGGGCGAACCGTATGTCAGCCGTTGACAAGTATGACAGACTTCGGCTCCTTATCTGGTAACGGCGCGAATCGCGTCGGACAAGACCCGCACCGTTGCGGGTCTTTCGTTGTGGCGGCGGGGATGCCGGATGCCGGCGCTGCCTTGGAAGCGTTGGTACAAGACAGCGCGTTGGCGTGAATTGCGGCTGGCAATCTTTCTTCGCGATCTGTTCACATGCAAAGATTGCGGTCACCTAGAGGGCAATACAGCGTTACTCGTGTGCGACCACATTATCCCGCATAGGGGCGATGAGCGTCTGTTTTGGGATGAGACCAACCTGCAGACGCTCTGCAAGCGCTGCCACGACACCGTCAAGCAACGCGAGGAACAGGCCACGTTGCACGAGCGCGGCGTCTGGTACTGAGCCGGGGGGGGGGGGTGGGTCAAAACTCCAGCGCTCTTGGGGGCTCGGACCGGCAGGGCCTCATTCAGGGGTTTTTTTTCTGATGCCCGAAGTTTTTGACCTGTTCGGCGATCCGGTTCCAGCCAATTGGGGCGAGCGTGGCCGGCCCGAGCACGTTGCGTCACAGCAAAACCGTAACAAAGTCAGCATGTTGGTGGCGTTTGGCTGGAGCAATAAGCGCATTGCCGCAGCGCTTTTCATCACGCTCCCAACGTTGCGGAAGCATTATTTTTCCGAGCTGAAATTCCGCGGTGTCTCGCGCGATCGTCTCGACGCCGGGTTGGCGATGAAGCTTTGGGATCAGGTGCAGGCTGGCAACGTCAGCGCGATCAAAGAATTCGGCAAGCTGCTCGATCGCAACGATCTGATGAACTACGGGCAAACCTCGCGACCCGCCGCCGCGCCACCAGCGAAAGATGCCAAAGCGCCGAAGCTTGGAAAGAAAGAAGAAGCGCGCCTAGCCGCGCAGCAACCGGATGCCGGCACGCCGATGGGCGAGCTGATGGCGCGCCGGCAGCAAGCGGCGAAAGTAGTGAACTAAAGCGCCGATGTGGGACCTCAGCTGCGTCGATTGGGAGGATCGTATACGCGAGGGCCGCCCGCTTATCCCTGATCTGCCGCTGTTCGCCAGCGAGGCAAAAGACGCGGTCGCGTTCTATGACGAAATGCAGCTGCCTGACGTGCCTGGCACGCCGAAGCTGCGGACCGCGTCGGGTGAGTGGTTTCGCGATATCGTGCGCGCCGCGTTCGGTTCATGGGACCCCGTCAACCGCGTGCGCATGATCCGCGAAATCTTCGCGATGGCACCGAAGGGATCGTCAAAGACTTCCTACAGCGCGGCGCTGATGCTGGTGTCGATGCTGATGAACTATCGCCCGCGCGCGGAAGCGCTGTTTGTCGGACCGACTCAGGCGATCTCCGATCGCGCGTATGAGCAAGCGGTCGGAATGATCGACGAATCTCCCGATCTGAAGCGCCGCTTCCGGCCGCGAGATCACATCAAGACAATCGAAGATCTAGTCACCAAGTCCGAGATCAAGGTGAGAACCTTCGATTTGAAGATTCTGACTGGCGCGATGGGCCTAATCTTCGTGTTGCTCGATGAGCTGCACCTGCTCGGCAAGAGCATTCACACGGCCAAGGTGTTGCGTCAGATACGCGGAGGACTCGACAAGACCCCGGAAGGCTTGCTGTTGATCACGACGACGCAGAGCGACGGCATCCCTGCCGGCGCCTTCAAGTCCGAATTGAAAATGGCGCGCGCGATCCGTGATGGAAAGTACCGCGGGCGCATCATTCGCCCGTTGTTACCGGTGCTTTACGAATTTCCCCGCGACATCGCCACGCTAACAAAAGAAGAAAAGGTCCGTAAAGAAACCGAGCGCTGGAAAGACCCTGCCAATTGGCCAATGGTTATGCCGAACCTTGGCAAGTCTAGTCATCTGGATCAGCTGATAGCCGACTGGCAAACCGAGCGCGACAAGGGCGACGACGCCATCAAGGTTTGGGCCTCGCAGCATCTTAATATCGAGATCGGCGACGGCATATCGGACGACGGATGGCGCGGCACCGACTATTGGGAAGCCGCCGCGGACGAAACGCTAACACTCGAAACGTTGCTGAACCGGTCCGAAGTTGTGACGCTCGGCATCGATGGCGGCGGCCTAGACGATCTGCTCGGCCTGGCCGTGATCGGCCGCGAGAAACTGACGCGGCATTGGCTGGTATGGTGTTGTGCGTGGGTGCATCCGAAGGTACTGCACTTGCGGCAGGACATCGCAACCGCTCTTGCAGATTTTGAGAGTGAAGGCTCGCTGACAATCTGCAAAGTGCCGGAGGATGTCGCGAAGCTTGCTGCGGTCGTTAAGCAAGTTGTCGACTCCGGATTGTTGCCGGAAAAAAACGCGGTCGGCATCGATCCGAACAATGCATCCGCAGTGATCGATGCGCTGATCGAGGCAGGCGTAACGGATGAAATGATCCGGCGCCTATTGCAGGGGCCGGCACTGTCTCCAGCCATGTACGGACTTGAACGCAAGCTGAGTGACGGAACGTTGTCGCATGCCGACCAGGGCCTCATGACTTGGGTGCTGGGCAACGCCAAAGTCGAAATGCGAGGCAATGCCCCGATGGTGACGAAGCAGATATCGGGCCGGGCTAAAATCGACCCGCTGATTGCCTTGTTCCAGGCGGCGATTTTAATGAGCTGGAATCCCGCGGGCCAGCCGGACATCAGCGACTTCCTCAAAAACGGGTTGATGGTGTCCGGATGAACCTGCTTTGGTGGAGAAAGCCTGCGCTGAAAGTCCAAGACCCGGAGAACTCACGGCGTGGTTCGCAAAGCGATACCTGGGCCGGCCGCGCGCCTGGCGTCGATGGCGCGATGCAACTGGCGGCGTGGTTCTCTGGCGTCCGCTGCACCGCCGAAACGGTCGGCACGCTGCCGATGGGATTCTACAAAAGGCAAGACAACGGCGGCAAAGAGGCCGCGACTGATCATTACCTTTACGATCTTTTGCACGACAGCCCGAATGCCGATCAAACCGCCGCCGAATTTTGGGAAGGCGTCATCGTCTGTCTCTGCAATCATGGCGACTTCTTTGCGCGAAAGGAATTTCTCGGCGAAAGGCTGATATCCTTGACGCCGCTGTCACCCGCGCGCGGCGACATGGACGTGAAGCGCGACACAAACGGCGTGCTTCGCTATCGCTACGTGTACCGCGGCAAAGCCGAGAACGACACCGAGGATAAAATTTTCCATATCCGCGGCTTCGGCGATGGCGGCGATCGTGGCTTGCCGCTGGTCTATCTTGCGCGCCAGACGCTCGCGATCTCGGAGGCCATTGCGGCCAGCACCGGCGCGACGTTCAAAAACGGTATGCGCGCGTCGGCGTTCTTCACCGCGCCGCCCAACGTCAAGATGAACGCCGACCAGCGAAAGGAATTCAAGGAAACCTTCATTGATCCTTATGTCGGCGCGGAAGCGACGGCGTCGGCGGGACTGCTGGAACATGGGTTTGACGTCAAGACGGTCAGCCTCAGTCCGAAGGATGCCGAACTGCTGATGTCTTGGAAATTCAGCATTGAGGAAATTTGCCGCTGGATTCGAATCCCGCCAATTCTGATCGGACACTCGGGCGAAGGGCAGACGATGTGGGGATCTGGAATTGAACAGATCATGCTCGCTTGGCTCACGCTGGGCTTGCGGCCATACCTCACGCGGATCGAGCAGGCGATTAAGAAGCGGTTGATCGTACCGGCCCAACGAAAGCTGTTCTTCGCTGAATTCAACGTTGAAGGATTGCTTCGCGCCGATAGCGCCGGCCGCGCAGCGCTGCTGAGCGCACTCGGCCAGAACGGTTATCTCACGCGCAACGAAGGTCGCGCACTCGACAACCGGCCCTCAATGCCTGGCGGCAACATCCTTACGGTTCAATCGAACCTCGTTCCTTTGGACCAACTCGGGAAAACAGTCGGCAATGCCGACCAGCAGGCGCGCAGCGCAATGTCGAACTGGCTGTTCGGCGGCGATCTTGGCGCGATGATTCAGCAGCACGTAAGAGCGGCAATTGGCAATGGCCCGCGGCCTGGAGAAACAATCCAATGACGATCGCTTACAAAACCAAAGACTTCGCATTCAAGGTGAAGGCCGCGGACGATACGGGAGCGATCGAGGGCTACGCGTCGGTGTTTGGGGTGCGCGACAGCTACAACGAAGTGGTGCTGCCTGGCGCGTTCGCCGACAGTCTCGCGAAGCATCAGCGCGAAGGCACCTATCCCTTGATGCTGTGGCAGCACAATCCCGACGAGCCGATCGGCGTCTGGAATGAATTGAGCGACGACGGCAGGGGACTTTTCGCAAAGGGGCAGCTGCTGCAGGGCGTGCGCCGCGCCGACGAAGCACTGATCATGCTGAAGGCCAAGGCCATTCAAGGACTCTCGATAGGCTATCGTGAAGTCGATGTATCGCCGGCCGACAACACCACGCCGCGCCAGCTGATCAAGCTGGATTTGCTGGAAGCCTCGATCGTGTCATTCCCCGCCAACCGTCGCGCGCGCATCGAGGGCGTCAAGGCCGATGGTATGATCTCAGATTTTGCGCGTCGTCTGCGCGACGGCGATGCGCCGTCAATCAAGGAATTCGAGGATGTCCTGCGCGAGGCAGGCGTTCCCAAAGCCATGGCCGTACAGATCGCCTCTGTCGGCTATGCGAAGGCCATTCGGAGTGAGTCCGAGGGTGGAGAGGCGAACCCGTCCGCCGTGAAAGATTCGCTGGATGAAATCCGCAGAAATCTTTCCGGTTTCATCACCCGAAAATAGGAACGAACCAATGAAGCGCTATATTCCCCTCGTGGCATTCGCCGCGGTGGTCGCCATCGCATGCGTTGCGGTGCTCGGCCTGGACATCACCTATGCCACCGTTCACGCCAGCGATGGCCTTGGACTGCTCACGATCGCGGACGCCGGCCTTGCCGCCGCCCTGGAGGATGTGAAAAAGCTGTCGGTCGAACTGAAGAGCGCAGCCGATGATGTGAAGAAGTCCGCCGAAACCACGGCGACGGAAATCAAAAATCTCGGCAACGTGACCGAAGCTACCAAAAAGACGGCCGACGACGCGCTGATCAAGCACAACGAGATCAGCGCCCGAATGACCGAGATCGAGCAGAAGCTGGTGCGCCGCGGCGAAGGTCCGCAGCCTGTCAAGTCGCTCGGGCAGACCGTGACCGAAGATGAAACGGTCAAGAACTGGATCAAGTCCGGCGGCAAGGGCCGCATAAGCATGAAGGTGAAGGCGATCATTTCGTCCCTCACCACCGACGCGGACGGCTCTGCCGGCGATCTGATCGTCCCGCAGCGCCTGCCTGGCATCATTACCCCGAGCCTGCGCCGAATGACGATCCGCGACCTGATCACGCCTGGCCGCACCGACAAGAACGCGATCCAATACATCAAGGAAACCGGCTTCACCAACAATGCCGCGACGGTGTCGGAAACCAGCGGTGCGGCCAAACCGCAGTCGGATATCAAGTTCGACATCGTCACCACGGCCGTTACCACGATCGCGCATTGGGTTCTGGCGACCAAGCAAATTCTCGACGACGTGCCGCAGCTGCAGTCCTACATCGACGGCCGCCTGCGTTACGGGCTTCAGTACGTCGAAGAGGGTCAGCTTCTCAACGGTCCTGGCGGCGGCACCGACCTGAACGGCATCTATACGCAGGCCACGGCCTATTCGGCGCCGATCGCCCCGTCGATGGCCGGCAACCTGACGAAGATCGATGTCATCCGCCTTGCCATCCTGCAGGCGTTCCTCGCGGAATATCCGGCGAACGGCATCGTTCTGCATCCGTCCGATTGGGCCGATATCGAACTGACTAAGACGGACGAGGGCGCGTACCTGTTTGCGAATCCGCAGAACGGCACCGACCCGCGTCTGTGGCGTTTGCCGGTTGTGGAAACGCAGGCCATGACTGTCGACAAGTTCCTGACGGGTGCGTTCCAGTTGGGCGCGCAGCTGTTCGACCGCGAAGATGCGAATGTCGAGATCAGCACCGAGGACAGCGACAACTTCCGGAAGAACCTCGTCACGATCCGCGGCGAAGAGCGCCTGGCGCTCGCCGTGTATCGTCCCGAGTCCTTCGTGAAGGGCGGCTTCACCGCGGCGCTTGCCGCCTGAGGGTAACAGCGCGCGCAGCGTCAACAGGGCGCCGCGCGCGTTTTCCGTTCAAATCCATCCCCGGAGCAACGTCAATGAAACTTGAAGCACTCGACCAAGTCCATATCAGCGCCGTCAGTCGCGACAGCCTTCGCGCCGGACAAAGTTTCGAAGTCAGCGACGCGGTTGGCGAGGACCTTTTGAAACGTCACCCGACGCTGTTCAGAAAACTTGAAGAGGATTCCGCAGTGACCAACAAACCCGAACCGAACGGACCTTCGGCAGCTCCCATTGGCACCAAGCCAGCTGGCGCAAAGGCCGAAGCTGCACCCTTGAACAAGGCCGCGCCGCCTCACAGCGACAAGGCCGATCGCCGACGGAAGAGCAAGAAGTAAGCCCGCGCGCTTCCGTCAACCCCGGCGTCATTTTCGGCGCCACCTCAAGAGAAAGGACCACCCCCAATGCATCGCTTCAAACTCACGGTCACCACGGCTGCGGATGGCACCGTCACGGCGTATTCTCCGCGCGTGGCAGGCAAGCTGCACAGTGTGCATTATGTGCCGGACGGCACCAACCCCTATCCCAACACGGTTGACATGGCGATCACTGCGGAGGCGACCGGCGAGTCCCTCGTCAGCCGATCCAACGTAAGCGCCGCGTTCGTGGCGTACCCACGCGCGCCGACTTCTGCGGCCGATGGTACGGCGGCGCTCTATGCCGCTGCTGGTACGGCGGTTCAGGACCGCATGGCGCTTGCCAGCGACCGCATCAAGCTCGTTCTGGCCCAAGGCGGAAACGCCAAGGTCGGCGTGTTCCACCTCCTGATCGACTGCTGATCCCCTATGCGCCTCGTCCTGGTCGAACCTCCAGCATTCGAACCGTTGACCGCGGAAGAGGCGAAGGCTCGCCTCAATATCGGTGACGAAGTGTCCGATGAAGTCATGGACGCTTTGATCACCGCCGCGCGTCAGCAGATTGATGGTGCTGAAGGCTGGCTAGGGCGGGCGCTGATCACGCAAGCGTGGCGCGGGACGCTCGATCGCTTCCCATGTTGGGAAATGAATATCCCGCTTCCGCCGCTGCAGGACGTTCTCGCGATCAACTACATCGACGGAACGGGTGCGCAGATCGAATTTCCAGATTCCGACTATCAGATTGTTCCGGGCCGGCGTCCGTACATCACGCCAGCGTTTGGCAAAACATGGCCTGCAACGCGGTGTCAGTCTGACGCCGTGTCGATCGACTTCGTTGTGGGATACGGCGAGCCCGGCGACGTGCCCGAGCCCATTCGATCTGCGATAGCGTTGACGGCGAGCAACATTCGGTCGCTGTCTGCGCGAAACCTTTTCATCAGCGCATCCTCTACGGAAGGCGTCGGGTCCACGCAATACGTGGTTGGACCGAACGCGGCGCAGGCGATCGACACGACCGTCGCGGCGCTTCTCTCGGGGTATCGGATATTCCGATGAACGCCGAAGCCGCGCAACTTCTCGCGCAGTACCGCGACGATATCGGCCGCAGGGGAGAGTACATCGCAATCGGCCGCTACGTCGGGACGAGCCGGGACCGCACCGACACAGTGACGCGCGCTTATGTCCGGTACTACGGCTCAAACGAATTGATCGGGACCATTGTTCAGGGCGATCAGACCGCGATTGCGTTGGTCGACACTCTGTCCGGAATCCTCCCGGTCACTGTGAAGGATAAGCTGATCGTCGGTTTCGAAGTGATCGACGGCGTAGTCACGATGGACGGCGCTATGACGAGGGGCGGAAGGGAGTTCGCGATCAAAAATCCTATGAAGCGCGTTGTCGGCGGCACGCTCATTGCTCTTGAAATTCACGCGACGGGTTGAGCGTTATGCAGTTTCAATCGCCAGCCACGCAGTTTGATGCCGCGGTCGCCGACGTTCTCGCGCTGACGCGGCAACAGATCATCGACGAGGCGAAGCGGCTCAACGCCGAAGTGCTGAACTCCGATCCGCGTCCTATGGGTTTCGTCCGCCACGTTGACGGGGTGATTGCGCAGGAAGAAGCGCTGCGGCTGGGTGGCGTCATCGTCTACGACTATAACCGTCTGGACATTATCGCGAAGCGCGCCATTGAAATTCTGCGGTCGATATCGCCAGTCGGCAAGGGACGCGACCCGCATCCCGGACTTTATCGCGATAGCCATAGGCTCTTCGTCGACGGGCACGCGGTTGAGACCCTGACCGACTGGCACGAAGGGCAGGAAATATCGATCACGAATACGGTGGACTATTCGCGGGTGATCGAAGTCGGCGGCCGTGGCGGAAAGAAGTTCAGGATCGACGGCGGCGGGCGGGTCTACCAACGCGCGCAGCAAATCTTGAAGCGCGATCCCGACATTCGAAACGCCGCAGAAATTCAATTCACGTACCGCGCCGTGTTCGGCTCGGGGCAGGTGGACCAACTCACGCAAGGCAAGACGGCTCCGAAGCGCGGGACCAAGGGACGCTTCGTGCACCAGGGCGGACAGCGCGCGCACAACAAGGCCGAAGTCCGCTGGCCAACAATCACGATCAACCCGGCCGGCTCGTTCATGTCGCGCGCGGGTTTGAACTGAGGAAAATCACAATGACCGATGGCACCGACAAACCCGCTAGCGCAACCCTCCTGCAGTTGCCGGGGCAGAAGAATGAAATTGCTGCGGCTGGCGATAGCATCCGGCGTCACCTGGACGACCTGATCGAAAATCAGCGGACGATCGCCAAGATTCGCCGCGCTGCTTACCTCTTTTATGTCGCGGAGGGCTTCACGGAAGCGCAGGCGCTTGAACTGTGCTGCAAGTGATCCTTCACCATGGCCGCTAACTACGCCGACGCATGCGAAGCGATCACCCAACGCTTCAAGGATAACTGGAAAGTCGGCGCCGACCCGATAACGCCCGTCGAATATGTCAACGACTCGTTGCCGGAACCTCCCGTCGACCCGGTATCGAACAAGCCGGTTGCATGGGTGTTTTTCGAGATTGTCCACAATGGCTCCTACGTCATCGGGAGCGGGACGCCTGGACAGCAAACCATCGTCTATGACGGGTTCATAAAAGGGCACGTATTCACACCGATCAACACCGGCACCAAAGACGGCTTGGCGATGGCCGTCGCGATCGGGGAAATGTTCCGCAACAAGGTTTTCTATAACGACGTGACCGATGGCTGCTACGTGCGCTCGGGTTACGACAAGGATGGACAGCCCCGCATCGACAACGGCGATGTGACCTCAGACAACGGGCAGCAATTCACGACCACGGCAACGATCCCCTTTGAATACTGGCACCTGGGATAAAGCGTCATGCCATATGCACACATCGACAAAACGCCCGAGTCCGTTTACCTGAAAATCATCGATCTTGATCGGCCGGGTGAAAGGCTAACCTCCGTTATCGAGATAGATTCCGACGCCGGTTGGCTGCGCCGCTACGCGCTGGACGACGCCGGCCATGTGGTCACCAACCCCGACAACAGAGACGAGCTGATGATCGAGCGCGTCGAAGGCCGGTTTCGCATCGATATCAAATTGCCGGGTGATAGCGAATACCGCGAGTGGAAACCGGCCGCGGCACCCGCGCAGTAAGTCATCCTCTAAATCCAAATTTTAATTCGGCGTGACGCCCGCGCCGCGAAAACCCGCGCGCCGTTGGGCAGGGCGCTTCACAACTTGCACACGAAGGAACGCCTCCATGGCCGTCTATCAATCACAGTCCAATGCGCTGATGGCTTACAAGCTGCAGTCCCTCCAGGGAACGCAGGTCAGCGGCGCCGGTGCTACGCAGCTGCGACAGGCGGATGGCAGCGCCGGCCACAAGTTCAGCAAGGGTATTACGGAAAGCACCGAAGTCCGCCCGGACGGCATGCGGTCGCGCGGGCGGCACGGCATTCAGAAGGTCGCCAGCTCGTGGCGTCATCAAATGTCGATCGGATCGTGTGAGCCGATCATCGAAGCGATCGCGCGCGATACATGGGGCACGGCCGATCTGGCCATCACGCAGGCCACCACGCTAGGCGGGTCCGCCGCCGCGACTTCGGTCACCACCGGCGCAAATTCGATTATCGCCGCGGCCGGATCGTGGATTTTGCAGGGCTTCCGGGTCGGCGACGTGGTCCGCCCTTCCGGCCTGCCCGATGCCGGGAACAACGGTATCAACGTTCGCATCACGGGACTGACGGCGCTGATCATCACGACGGCCGAAACGCTGACCGTGAACGCCACGCCGGACACTTCGTTCACGATCACGCGTCCCGGCAAGAAACTCGTTCCGTTTGCCGGCGGCTCGTTGCTCTCCCGCTGGTTCACCACGGAAGATTATGAGGCGGACATCGACGGCACCGAAGTGGCGACCGACTTCGCCTGGACTAACGCCAAGGTTACGATGGCGCCGAACGGAATCCTGATGCTCGATCCGGGCGGCATCGGCACCGGTCAGTTCCAGACGTTGACCGGCGCCAGCGCGCCGCTGTTCACGTCGCCGGCACTCAACACGGCGGTGCCGCTGGCGGTGGTCGATGCGACGCTCAGGCTCGGCACCACCGACCTTACCGAACTGACGGCGTTCGACCTCACCATGGACATCGGCGGCGTCGCGCCGGAAACCTTCGGCTCCGGTTCGCAGAAATACTCCCCGACTGTCATGACCGGGCAGATGGGCGTGAACCTGAGCCTCACCGCCCTGCGCAAGGATTTGGCTTACGTCGCGAACTACATCGCCGAAGATGTTCTGACGCTGCACTGCCTCGCGGTTGAGCATGGCACAACGAACTTTATCGCGTTCTCGCTGACGAACTTCACCTTCGGCGGCGTCGACAAGTCGGCACTGAACCGCGCGGCGGGACCGCGTACGCAGACGATCCAGGTCCCCGTTGGCCTGGTCGGCAAAGACGAGACTGGCGGCGCTTACGACGCTGCCATGATCAAGTGGCAGAGCACTGGCGCTTGATAGTTTTCCCCCTCGAAACTGAAAGGCAACACCACCATGGCTGACAAAGAAAAGCCCGTCCGCGACGCCGCACTGGCGTTAAAGACGGCGATCGACGAAGCGACCGCGGCGGGCTATCGCATCGAGTGGCCCGGCAACCCATCCGGCCTTGCCACTATCGCGATCAGCGAAACTGGCCGGGTTGGTGAAGCTGAGAAGCCCGCACCCGGTGACGAATACGAGTCCATGACCAAGGCGGCGCTGGTCGAACTCGCCACGGCTCGCAACATCGACATTCATTCCGGTGCGACCAAGGCGGACGTGATCGCCGCGCTGAAAAACCAGCCGGCGTCGTGAAGTAAATCCGGCGCCGCATACGCTGGAAAGAAGTAGCGCGCGCGTTGCACGGCGGGCGGCGTATCGGCGCCGCCTGCCACAACCTTTCCTTCCGAATAGAGGACATCATGGAAACCGAAACCAGCACCAAGCCGACCGTTGTCAACATGGCAGATGCTCTGCCGATGGACACCGCCGATCTACACATTGTATTTCCCGGAACGAGCAAGCGCACGGGATGGGTGATCACGATGGCGGGGCCGGGGCATCCGCAAACCGTCGCGGTCAACAACGAGACTTCGCGCAGCCAACTCGACGAAACGCGGCGCATCAAGCAGCAGCAGGCCAACGGCCGGAAGGTGCTGATCGACGACGTTCAGCCGGAAGATAACCGGCGCGAGTTTATCGAAACGATCGTGGCGCGCATCGTCACCTGGACGCCGGTCGACTTCGGCGAAGGGCCGGTGGAGTTCTCCAAAAATGCCGCGGTCAATCTGTTCAGCGACCCGAAAAAGGGCGTCTACTTTGGCCAGATCGTTGATTTTCTGGTCGCGGAAAAGTCTTTTATGAAGGGCTTTGCGGGCGACTGAACGACGCCGCAGAGTCCCAATTCAGATTAAACCTCGCGGATAAGGACGGGTTCACTGTCCGCGAGGAACTTGAAAGCAGGCTGGAGCGCACCAAGAGACCCGGCCGGCGTGATGAAATCGAGGACGAGCTTGCGGGCAAGCCGTTTCCCGACGAGCTGATGTATCTCTGGAAGATCTTCAGCAGCATCAGGCGGCGCAAGGGATCGAACGGTTTCGGCCCGAGCGCGATCGAGGGGCAGGACATCGAGTCCTATGAACGCAGGCATCAAATGAAGCTTGCGCCATGGGAGCACGAAGCCATTGAAAACCTCGATGACGTTTACATGAAAGTGCAGAACGAGGCGTCGGCAAACTCGCGGCCGTCGTCCTAGAAGCACAGATCAATGCTGCAGGCGGGCGGCGGCTTTGTCAGGTCGAAGGTGTGTCGGCTGCCCGCTTGTCGGTTCATCCCGTAAAAGACAACGTTCTTAAACCCGAGAGCGCGCGCTTCCGTGAACGAGTTTAGTACCCTCGTCACAATCGCATACGTCGTCGGACGATCAATGTAGTTGCCGAGAAACGATAGCGCTGGGCAAGCGCTCGGGGAGCCGGCCAATCCGTCATATTTCTCGCACTTCGTTTGAACGGTCACTGAGATATTGATGCCGTTTTCCAGAAGGGCCTTGTCAATCTGCGCGACGTAATTGGTCATTTCGGTAGTTTTCGGGGCGGCGCTGCTTTGCGCCAATGCCACGGTTTCAAATCCGATCAATAGAAACAACGCCAGAAAATATCGCATCTCCACCTCCCGATAATCCGGGGGAGGATGCCGATATTTTCGGCCAAGGCAAGTTCTAACCTCACAGGTTTCGTGAATGCCCGCTCCCGTCGTCACTCAACTTATCGTCGATTCGAGCGGCGCCAAGACTGGCGTTGCCGAGTTCGAAGCGGCGATGGCTCGGGCGAAAGCCGCGGGCATCGATGGCGGTAACGCGACCGCGCAGTCATTCGAGGCTGCGCAAAGGCGCTGGGTTCAGTCGCTTGGCGCGACCGATCCCGTCATCCGCGCGCAGATCAGAATGAAGGATGATCTTGCCAAACAAGAGGGGATCAACACCCGGGCCGTTCAACTTGGGATCGCGACGACCGACGCGGCCAAGGCGCAGATGGACGCCGTCCGGCAGAAACACGAAGGGATAATCCAGACGATCCGTGAGCAGACCGGCCAGCTCACGACGAATGAAAAAGCGTGGCAGGGTTTTAAGAACGCCACGTCAGGCGTCTCGGGTCAACTGATCGCGCTCAGCGCCGGTGCCGGACCTGTAGGGGTGTTTCTCTCTGCGTTGGGGCCTTGGGGCGTCGCCGCCGCTGTTGGCATTGGGGCGGTATCGTCAGCCATCAATCATATGATTTCCGAAGCGAACCGGATGGGTGATGGCTCAATCGCGATGCGAAGGCTGTCGGAAACGACAGACTTATCGATCACGCAGCTTAAGGCGCTGGGAAGGTCCGGCGCTGAATTTGGAGTTGGCACCGACGCAATCGGGGCCAGTGTCGAGAAGTTCACAATCAACATGGAACAGGCCCGCAAGGGCACTGGCGATCTTTACAACGCGGTCCGCATGATCGATCGCGGGTTGGCCGATGAACTTTCCGCGACGACGACCACCGCTCAGGCTTGGGATGTGCTCGCCAAAGCGCGCGCCGCGGCGTCCGATCAATCGAAGAATGCGCTATCCAAGGCGGCGTTCAATAAGGGCGGCTTAGAAACGGGCTTGGTCCTCGATGTAACGAATGCGGCGGGCGGGCTGGATGCCATCATTGCACGCCAGCAGAAGATCAACGGCCTTGACGACGATGCGATCAAGAAATGGGGCATAACGAAGGTTCAGATCGAAGAGGCGCAAAAGCGCACCGCGAACTTGATGGCGGCGACGTACACGCAAGACGTTCTCGATCGAATGCTGCAGGCGGCGCAACTTGAAGAGCGCATCGCCCGCTCCGTTATGGAATCGACAAAGACGCGAGCAGGTGCCGGTAAATGGTACGATGTTGGGGACACGACCATTTACGGCAACGACGAAAGCTTTGTGACTGACACGCCTGCAGATCGCGCAAAAAAGAATTTAGGTGGCGGCCTTGCTGCTGATCAGAAACCCGATCTGTCGGGATATGAGGCGCAAAGGAAGGCCATCGAAGGAGTAACCGACGCTCAGAAAAAGCAAAAAGATTCGCGGCAAGAAGAAATCAATGCTGCAATTAAACAAGTTAACACTGGCAAGGAAGAACTCGGCTATCTCGGCTCGGCCGCGACCGCGACTGAACGTCAAACGCTAAGGATTAAAGAGTTAGATGCGGCGCTAAAGCAGACGTTTGTAAGCCGAGAAACTTATGACCGCGCGGTGGCGTCCGTAAATCTGGACACGCAGATCGCGCAGCAGAACAATCAAAATGCTGCGTTGGGCGCGTCAGCGCCGATCATCGATCTTGTGACGGCGAAAAGCCTCCAGCTGCAAAAGCTGCAGCAAGAGGGTGCCAACCTCACGCCGCAGCAGATCGCGTTTCAAAAGCAGCTGACGGCCGCGCAGGCGCTCGGCACGTACCAGATTAAATCGCAGATCGACGCCGAAGCTGTAAAGCAGCAGACGGTCGGAATGTCGGTCGGCGCGGCGGCTGCATATACGGCAGAGCAGACCCGCCTCAACAAGGCCGTCCAGGACAGGCAGGTTCTGACGCCGAAGGAGTTGAAAGACCTTCACGACACGTCAACCGCGCTCGGGTTGAAAGCGCAGGCATCCGCGCAGGTGTCGGCGAAGAGCAAGGCGGACTTCGACCTTCAAACGATGTTCCTGTCCGATACTGAGAAGAGCATCGCGCAGGTTCAATTCCAGCTTCGCGGCGACGCGTGGCAGGCGTTCATGAACGATGGCCTGTCCGCTTCGCTGCGGCTGGCCGGTTCCCTTAAGGACCTCCAGGGCTATACCACCGGATTTACAACCGACCTTGCACACGGCCTCGAGCAGGGCAAGTCGCTGCTGGATTCCGTTTCGGCTGCGGCCGTAAACCTTGGCCAGAAGCTGATCGACGCCGGCCTCAATACGCTGGTCACGGCCGGGCTTGGCGCGGTCACCAGCAGCCTGACGGGCGGCGTCGGTGGTGCGAGCGGGGCCGCCGCCCTCACGGCTGGCGGGGCGTCTGCGGCGGCTGCCCTGACCGCCGCTGGTACGGCTGCTGGTGCCGCGCTGGCGGCCGGTGGCGCGTCCGCTGCGGCGGCGCTGGGCCTTCCCGCGGTGGAGTTGCCGATCGGCGCCGCGGCTGCGGCTGCTGAGCTGGCGGGCGGCGGGGCTGCGGCGGGGACCATCCTGGTATTCGACTCCGTTGGGGCTGCGACGGTTCTGACCGCTGGCGGTGCTGCGGCCGGGCAGGCGATTTGGGGACCGATCGCGGCCATCACGGCGATCCTCGTCGGCATCGGGCTTATGTCGTCCGCCAGTGGCGGTGAAGAAAAGGTCAAAAAGGCGAAACAGACCTGGGTGGAAGCCGGGCCTGCGTTCCAAAAGTTCCTGACCGAAATGTCCGGCGGCGTGCAAGGCGACCTGGTCTCCCGCATTCAGGACGCGGCATCGCGGGAAGCCGCATTCGAAAAAGAGGCTTGGGACGCCCGCGACACCGCCGCGATCAACGCCGCGCGCGCCGGCCTGCAGAATTTCTCAGACAGCCAAAAGAGGTTGTTCCAGTCGACCTTCGCCGCGATGGTCAAGGGCTTCTCGGATGGCCTTGGTCAGGATTCCCCGTTCCTCAAAGCGGTGAACACGACCAGGACGGCGCTGAACACCGCACTGGCCTTTATCGATGACGCGAACACGGCGATCGGAGCCGGCGCGTCGATCGACGGCGTGAAGTTCGAACAGGCTCGCACCGCTTCGCAGTCCTACCTCCTATCGTTGCTGCAGACGCCGGCCGCGCTGACGCCAGTCCAGACCGGCTTGTCCCAAATCCAGGGCACGGCAAACGCCCTGCAAGGCGCGCTGGTCCAGCTGGGCATGTCGTCGACGGATGCCGCCAAGGCAATCAACGACGGCGTGAGCAAGGCTATCTCCAGCCTCAAGACGCAATTCGAGGCCGGGCTGACCGAACGGCTCAACACGGCGAACGGGCAATCGTTCATCAACGACGCCACGAAGCTGATCGCGCAGCACCAGCAGGACTTGCTCGACGCGGCTTCGCTAGGAACCGATCCTGCGCTGGTCGCCGCAACCTTCAAGGCCGAAGCACAGCAGATCGTAAATTCGGCTAACCTGGTCGGCGATGCGTTTACCGGTTTCAAAAAACAGTTTCCCGATCTTGCCGGCGTGGTGGTCGAAGCAACCGCCGACGTGGCCTCGTCGGCAAAGCAGCTGCAGGATTCCATCAACGGTACGGCGAAAACAATCGTGGAGTTCATCAGCGGCTTGACCGCTGGCGCGAACTCGCCGCTTTCGCCGACCGCACGTCTCGCCGCCAGTCAGACGGCCTACAACGCGACGCTGGCGCTGGCGCAAACCGGGGACATTGGAGCGCAAGGGCGCATCACCACCGACGCGCAAAACCTGCTGGACGCCGCGCGGGCCGTCTACGCCTCGTCGACCGGCTATCAATTGATCTTCCAGAACGTCACGGCTCAGCTTCTATCGTTGCCCGCGGTACAGCAGACGACCGATTCCACCGTGCAAGTGATGCGCGACGTGCTGACGGCAATCAACATCAGCAACCAGGTGCTGAACCTGCTCAATGCCACGGCGGGCGGGACCACGGGCGCGGTGAACGCGGCGAACACCGCCATCACCAGCGGAGTAAATGCAGGCACCACCACCCTGAACGGCGTGATCCTGCCGGCAGTGAACGCAGGCAGCGCCGTCGCGGTGGCCTCAAATCTTGCCGCGTATTTCAACAATCTCAGCGCTGTGCAGGCCGGGACCACGGGCGCGGTAAATTCAGGAACCGGAGCGCTGACGCAACAAATTCTGCCCGCCGTGAACGCCGGTAACGCCACCAATGTGGCAGGCGCGCTGGCGGCTTACTTCAATCAAATCGACCCGAGCGGCCGACTGGCGTCTCTCGTCCTGACCACAACCAATATGGTCGGCTCAACAGCGCTTGCGGCGCAGAACACCGCGAACACGAACCTGAGCGTCGATCAGGTTCGCATCCGGGCGGATACCAACAACGCGCTGACCGGCACCAACAACGAGTTGACGGGTGGCGGCAACACGATACTTACGGCGATCCAGACGTTGCAGGGGACGGCGAACACGCAACTGACGCTACTGAAGGACGCACTCACACCGACCGCTGTTAGCGTGAATATCGGCACGCCCGCCGGTAATTTGGGTGCGCCTTCCGCTGGCGGCGGCTTGCCTCCTGGTGTTCTTAACAATCAGGTAGTCACTGCACTAAATAAGATTGTTTATAACACTTATGCCATCGCCAGTAATACGGCATATAAACAATCCGATGGAACGCTGGCTCACGGTCACGCTGGTATCGGCGTGTACGCCACGGGCGGTTGGGTAAGGGGTGGAATCCCGGGCGTCGACAGCGTCCGCATTCTCGCGCAGCAAAAAGAGTTCATCGTCAATCCATATGCCACCGATCGCCTGACGCGAGACTACGGCGCAGGGATCATGGACATGATCAACAGCGGAAGGCTTCCGCAGAACGATAATTTCCGCGCGGTCAATGTTTCCGCGCCGCCATCGTTCCGCGGTGTTGCTAGCGACAATGGCAATGCCGCGCTGATTGCCGAGTTGCGCGAAGTCAAGGCCGAACTACAGCGACTGCAGCAGGTGGTCTCGGGCAGCGGCAATCAGATCGCACAGACGATCGTCAAGAAATCGGATGAACAGATCGGAGCCGTGGACAAGAGCGGCCGGCGCATCGCCTATGCGACCACGCAGGCGGCAAAAGAAGTATCGGCGGCTGCCTGATGCCAATGTCATTCGGACCGATGGGCCGCCGCCCGATATCGTTTTTAATCAGCCGTCCGCTGGTCGCGACGATGGCGGCTGGCGTCAATTCTGTGATCATCTATACGGCTGAAATTACTCCGGCGACGGGCGCTCCGGTTTTCGTCGGCACGGAACAATACACGACGCTGATCACGGACTCGCGTCCCTCGATCCCGTTCAACGGCACGCTGGCGAAAGCGCCGTCGTTCAAGTGGTCGATCAAAACCGGCGATGGGTTCGGGGGCATGTCAACGGCAGTCGGTCCGCTGCACCTCAACAACCAAAGCGGGGAATACGACTATCTTTTAGCAGCGCCGCTTGATGGCGCGCTGGTAACCGTGAAGATCGGCTGGCGCGGCATCTCCTATGACCGTTTCGTCAACGTTGTGGTTGGCCTTGCTGACGGAAAACCAGAGTGTGACGGCGATCTGCTGATCATCAACTTCAAGGATGACAACAAGCGTCTGGAAATTCCGGCCTTGCCGAACGTCTATGGCGGCACGGGCGGCATCGACGGCGACGCCAACGTCAAGGGCAAGCGCAAGCAGCTGGCGTTTGGCCCCGCGGACAATGTGCCGTGTCTCCTGATCGACGAAGTCAACCTGGTCTTTCAATACAGCGATGGCCCGAGCGTCGGCGTCTCGCATGCTTACGATCGCCGCGTTCAGATGAACGTCAATGCGGTGCCGGATTATCCGAACTATGCCGCCCTGATCGCGGGCACCATCACGCCGGGCACTTGGGCAACCTGTAGCGCTCTTAGCTGTGTGAGGCTCGCCGCAAAGCCGGATGGTGAAGTCACCGTCAATTTGGTCGGCGGCGCCGTGAGCAACGGCCTTGTGGCGGGATCGCCGATCGCGGGGACGGCGCTGACCGACACGGCGAGCATTATACATTACCTGATCACCGTCTCGGGCGCGAACGTCGTGGTTGATACGGCCTCGATCCTCGCGGTGAAGGCGGCGCAACCGGCGCCTATCGCTTACGTCATCGTCGCGGACGACAACAAGACACAGCGCGAGGCCATCGACGAATTGCTGGACGGTATCGGCGGCTTTGGCGGCTTCCGGGCTGACCGCTCGTTTAATATCGGCATCTTCACACTGCCGATCGGCGCTGTCGTCGGCGACTTCACGGCGGTCGATTGGTACGGCGAAGTTAAATCCGTGGCGCTTCCTTCCAGCTACGCCGTGCCGCCGAAACGTGTGTTCGCGGCATGGGGCCGCAACTGGACCATTCAACCCGACATTGACGCGAAGGTGGACGCCGGCACCGCGACGCTGGTCAAAGAGCCGTATTCGATTGCAGCATCAAACGACGCGGTCACAAGCGCCGCCATCGTCGCGGCTTATCAGAACTCGACGGATTCCGCAGTCATACAGTCGTTCTTCGTGAACGAGTCCGACGCAATCCCGGAATGCAACCGCGTTCTGGTTCTCAAAGGAGGCGCGCCACGGTCTCTCTTCCGGGCCGACATGACGCCGGCGGCATTCGTGCTTGCAATGGGAGCGGTGGAGAGACTGACCGACACGACCCTTACGCCGCGCTATGGGCTTTCCACGCCGACGCCTCTGACCGTTGTCGAAATAGATAACGGGTTTGATGACGGCGTTGTTTCTGTCGAAGGGATGCGCTGAGATGGCATCGCTCGATCAGTCGTCGGGGGTGACCTCGTATTCGATTCCGAGAGGTAAGCTGGCCGCCACGGTGGCCGCGAATGCGCTCACTGTTGCAATTCAGGCGGCGGACGGCACTAGCCCAAGCGCGGTCGCTCCGCTGTATACGGCGATGCCGCAAACGGCCGGCGGCGGCGCGCTGTTCGAAGGCCGCCAGATCACGACTTCGCCAAGCTTCGTCGCCACGCCTGGATCAACTCTCGGGGTTATCAATTCGGGCCTGTTCGCGGCGCCGACGCCTTTTCGGGTTTGGATACTGCTTTTCGACGATGCGGGGACATTCCGGCTTGGCGCGGTGCTGTGTACCACGGTCGCGCCGGTCCGCGCGCTCGTTGAATATGGAGTGGACTCTTCGGTCGCTGAGGGCGGCGCTGGCGGGGCCGATGTTCAGGGCACGATCTATTCAACGGTCGCGGTAACGTCGAAGCCATTTCGCATCGTCGGGTTTCTGGAATGGAGTTCTGGCCTGACCACGCCGGGAACATGGGACACCGCGCCTGACATAATTCAGATGTTCGGCCCCGGCATGAAATTGCCGGGCGATCTGGTTTCGGTCGCGGTCAACATAGGCGGGTTGAGCACGACCAGCACGGCGATCCCGTTCGACAACACGATCCCGCAAAGCAGTGAAGGTGTGGCGTATGGCATCGTTCAGACCACGCCGCGGTCAAAGGCGAATGTGCTGATGGTGGAATTTATGGCGAACGTGGCATCGGACACGGCCGCGATCCACACCGTTGCAGCGATATTCCTCAACAGCGAAACGGACGCCCGCGCCGCTACTGCAAAATATATGGCCAGCGTGAACGGGTTAGAGCAAATTCATGTTGTGCACATTCAGAACGCGCGCGCGATCACGCAGCAAAGTTTTTGGCTTCGTCTCGGGCCATCCCTGAACACAGCAACCTTGACCATTGGCGGCACTGGCGGGGGCTTCAAGTTCCTTTCGGTGATGAGGGATTTGCAGCGCGTCTCTGAAATTATGGCTTGATCGATGACAGCACCGTTCAACATCTCAGCCGCATGGGCCAACATCGCCGGCAACGGAACGCTGACGGCGACCAGCGCCGCATCGGCTATGCCGATCACGTTGCTGCAGCAAAAAGACGTGATCCGCCACTGGCGCAGCGCGCCGGGCAACTCGCAAAGCTTTACCGAAGTCTATCTGACAAATCAGTCGGCCGACACGTTCGATATTCTAGGAACCAATCTCACGGCGGCCGGCATTGTTCGGGTGCGGCTCTTCCCGACTTCGGCGGACGCTGCAGCGAATACCAACGTCATATGGGACTCGAACCCGACGAGTGCAGCCGGTCAAGTCGATCCGCTTTATGAAGATGCGGTCATTCTCGCGCCATCCGTCATGACAGGATGGAAAGCGGTCAAGGTCGACCTGACGGATACGTCGCTGACCTATATCGAAGGGGGATACCTGTTCATTTCGACGCGGACACAGCTGAAAAACAACTTCGACTATGGCCATCAGTTCTATCCCATCGACCCGTGCGAGCAGAAGAAAACGGCGGGCGGCACAACCAACATCATCGGGCATGGTCCGAAGTACCGGCGCTGTGTTCTCACTGTCGGGTGTTTGACGGAAGCGCAGCGCTGGTCGGTTTTCCAGGCGATCGGGATGACCAACGGAAGATCAACGCCACTTCTTTTGATCCTGGACCCCTCCAGTTCAAATCTCGGGCGGGATACGATCTTTGGCCTAATTCAGGACGACGTGCCGGTTGCGTCGATCGCAGGCTTTGACGGCGGACCGATGTACTCCGCTCCCGTGACAATCGACGAATTGGTCTAGCTCAACCTCTCCAGACACGTAAGGGACGCCCGTGCTCTGCGCGGACGCTGATGCATGGCGATATTTCAGGTTAAAGATTGCGACAATATCCGGGAGACGTTTATCGGCGCGAACTCGACAACGGTAACGTTGGGCGGTGCTGCGCAGGAATCGCACCCGTTAAATTCGAAGTATGCAGCCGGCGACACGTTCTGGGGGACGGGGCGGACCTTGGGAACGGGCGAAGAGTCGATCGGCTTGTGGACCTACAACGGCACGACGTGCACGCAAACAGCGGTCTATAAAAGTTCGAACGGCGGGGCGCCGGTAAGTTTTTCCAGCGGCGGGGTCGGGGAGATTTTCGTCGATGTTCCCGGCCGGGCGATGGTGCACCTGAACACGTTAGAAATTTCTGTCGTCTCTGCTGCCACCTGCGACATAGGCGCGGCTCAGGGCCTGTTCGTTGCGCTGAGCGGCACCACGGGTCCGATCACGGACTTCGGTTCAACGACGCGGGATCAATACCGGATTGTCCGGCACTCCGGATCGACGCTGATCCACGATGCCACAAAGCTGATCCTGAAAGGCGGAAGAAACCGGGTCACCGCGGCCAACGATATCGGCGTCTATAAGCAGGACTCTGCGGGCAACTGGCGGGAAGTTTTATACGATCCTTCGGCGCCAGCGCGTGAGGTTCTAACCGCCGCTCGCACTTATTACGTCCGCACGGACGGCGGCGATCCCAATACTGGCTTGGTGAACTCGGCCGGTGGCGCGTTCCTGACGATCGGTAAGGCGCTGTCGGTGGTGTCTGCGCTCGATCTCAACACATTCGCGGTGACCATCCAGGTGGCGGCAGGCACGTATACCGGCCTCGTGACTTTGAACGCGCCCTTCATCGGCGGCGGCACCGTGCAGCTTTTGGGCGACACCGTCACGCCGTCCAACGTGGTTATCTCTGGCGTCACCGTGATCCTGTCCGACCGCGCGACACTCAACATCGGCGGATTCAAGATCACTGGCGGTTTCCAAGGCATCAACGTCAGCAACAAGGCCACGCTCAACATCACCGGCAAGATGGAATATGGCGCGTGCTCCGGTCAGCACATGTTTTGCTATTACGGCGGGCTGATCTTGATTACCGCCGCCTATACCATCAGCGGAAGCACGGGCATTCACTGGCTGGCGCGAGAGGACGGCATCATTGTCTGTGCTGGCCTTACCGTCACCCTGTCCGGCACGCCGGCATTCTCCGGTGCTTTTGCCTACTCGACTTATGGCGGCACGCTGGAAGTAAACGGAAACACTTTCACCGGGTCCGGGACCGGGCCGCGCTTTGGCGCCGACTTCGGCGGCGGCATCATCACCGGCGGCGCGGGCATCAACTATTTTCCCGGCAATTCGGCCGGAAGCACTTCATCGCCGGGATGGTATCAATGAGGTTTTTTTACTTTCCGAAAGATCACTACTGGATTGTCGGCGGCGACAAGGGCCGCGTTTACTCCAGCGCGCGCGATGCGTCGGTCGATGTAGCCGATCAGGATTATGTCGCATGGCTGGAGCGCGGCGGCGTCGTCACGCCCATTGCATCGATGGACGATCTGATCGCGGTGCTGCGCGACGCCAACGTCCCGCCTTACCATCGCGTGCGTAAGAGCACGATCATCGCGCGGCTTACTGACGGTCAACTTGACAAGGCGCTCGGGCTGCTCACGACGCGGCAAGCGGAACGATGGCGCGCGTCTGATCAGCCCGTCGTCAATGCTGACGATCCTGAAATGCTGCAGGTGTTGCAGGCGATCGGCGCCGACCCTGCGGCGGTGATGGCGCCCGAATAGCCGCTAATCCCGCAACTCGCTTTTCAACCCCCTGGGAGAACACACATGCCGACGACGTGGCCGAAAGACAATCAGGAGTCTCGGAACGCCTTTTACGGCGATCCGGGCAAAGGCCAGATCACAGCGCAAATGGTGCCGGTGGTGCCGCCATTTCGCATGACCTATACCGACGAGCACGGAACAAAAGTCATCAAATCGATTCTGTTTCATCGCAAATGCGCGCCCGCGCTGCTCGCCGCGCTCAATGAGATTTGGGATTATTGCGGACGCGACCAAGCCAAAGTCGACGCTTCCGGCGCATCAAAATATTTCGGCGCTTATAACTCTCGTTACGTGCGGGGATCTACCATGAAATGGTCGAACCATGCATATGCTGCGGCGATCGACCTGAACGCGCTGAACAATGCCCTTGGCGTAAAAAAGGGGACAATGCCGGCGTTCATCGTGGACGCGTTCTGCCGGCAGGGTGCCATGTGGGGCGGCTGGTACGTCAACCGTCCGGACTGGATGCATTTCGAATTTGTCGACAACGGCGGCCGCAAGCCGCAGTCAATGCCGCCAATCTTCGGAGCGGCACCGGTGGAAGCCGTGCCGGTAGCCGCAACGGTGACAGCAAAGCCGATCGATACCACCGATCGGCGGACCCGCATGGGCCGCGTGATCCTATCATTCGAGGCGCGGCGCGACGCGCAGGGCAGGCTCGCGGTTTACAAGCTTCCGGCCAATGACGGTGGCGGCTCCTATGAAGTCGCCGGAATCAACGACCGATATCACCCCGAGCAGGCGTCACACCTTCGATCCCTCATTCAAGCCGGCCAGTTCGCGGAAGCGGAAGCTTCGGCCGTCGAATACATGGTCAAGTATACGGACGCGGCGGCAGGCTGGACAACGAATGCGGGCGTCGAATTTTACCTGCGCGATTGCGTTTTCAACCGTGGGCCGGGAGGGGCGGCGAAGATCCTCCAGATTGCGCTTGGCGTCGGCGTCGATGGTTCGGTCGGTCGCGAAACCCGCGACGCGCTGTCAAAGGCCGTGCCCGGTGAACTGCTCGACAAGCTGCGCGCCGCGCGTGAACATTACGAGGACCAGGTGGCGCCCGGCCGGCCGAATCTGCGGCAGGGCCTGATCAACCGATGGGACAAGGCGCTTGTTGAGGCGAAGAAGTTCGCAGCTGAGACGCCGGCCGCGAAGGGCGGCGGCGCTGACCTCGCAAAGATCGCTGTGGCTGCGGCCGGTGGCGGCGCCGTAACCCACGGCGTCAAGCAGGGTTGGAGCCTGATGCAATGGTCGATGCTGGCCGGCGGCATCGTGCTGCTGGCCGTGCTCGCCTATGTGGCATGGCGCTACGTCTGGCCGTGGTGGAAAGCGCGCCGGACAGCCGCCGCGACGAGTATTCCGGCAGCGGCTTTGCCGCCCCTGCCGCCGCCCCTGCCGCCGCCACTGGCGCGCGCCCGCAAACCGGCCGCCAAACCCATCCCCCCGAAACGCAGCGCGCCACGCAAGCCCGCAGCGCGCCGGGCGGCCGTCAAGAAACGAACTGCGCACCGCCGCGCAGCCTGATCAGTCAACCCCCATCACAAAGGTGCAACCATGATCTATCTCATTGCTCTGCTCGCCGCCGTCCTGGTCGGCTTCTGGATTCTGCATCCCGTCTATATCCGCTGGCGCGACTATCTCCAGCACGCTCCCGAGCTGCAGGTCGCGCCGTTCGGCACAAAGGTGCTGGTGCTGTTCAAGGGCCTCCGAACCAAGATGCTGTCGCGGCTCCTGGACGGCTTGGGCGTCGCCGTGCCGGCCATCAACGCGATCGGTGAATGGCTTGGCGGCGGCGGGATTGATTTGAACGGGATACTGCCGGCGATTCCGTTGCCATGGGCCGATGGCGCGATCCTCTCGCCCGCGCAGTATTCGCCGCTGATCTTTCTCGGGCTTGGCCGGTTGACGGATTATCTGCGCAACCACACCACAACCGCGCCGGGCACGATCGACCCGGCATTGGCCGTCAAGGTGGCGGGCGAAAGCAACAACGTGGACGGCTCTACTCCGACGCCGGCACTTGCGGCGATTGTCGATCCTGCCACCTCGCCAGCTGTTGCGGTTCCCGCCGTGCCCGCTCGTCGGCGTGCTCGCCAGCAGCGGGCGCCTGCGAAGCGCAAGGCCGCAAAGCGGAAGCCTGCGAAAAAGCGGGCGGTGCGGTAATGGGCGCGCTCACCGCGTGGCTGATGGGCAGTGGCGCAAGCGTCGCCATTGGCGCGGTCGGCTCTATCACCGGCAAGCTTGCGGACGGCTGGGCCGCCAAGCAAAAGGCGCTGACCGATCAGCACGGCATGGACACAAAGGCCGCGACGGATATCACGCTTGAGGGTTTCAAGACGGATGCCCGGTTTGCCGAATTGCAGGCGACGCAGAACCTTGCCGACCGGCAGGACAAGCGCACGTCATGGATCAGGCCGGCATACGCCGCGCCCGCCTGGTTCTATTGGTTTTGCGTCGTCCTGCAGGCCACGCTGCCCGGCGTGGCGAAGTTTGTCGGAATCGCAATGACGCCGTTGCCGTTCCCGTTCGACTATCTCGCCTTCGGCATTCCGCTGGCGATCTTCGGCCTTCGCCCTGTCGAAAAGAGCGCCAAGGCGAACACGGTCACGAAAGTGCAGGCCACCATCGCGCAGGCACGGACGAACTGACGGCGGAAATCGAAAATGCCGGATCAGGGCCTCGCGACTGAAGAAGCTGTCGTTCAGTGGCGTCTAAAAATGATGACGACGCAGCGGTTTGCAAACCTGCTGGAGATGGCCGACATCATCGGCGATATGAACCCGGACGGGCTTGAAATTCTGCGCAAGATAGGAAGTCCGGAGCAGAAGCCGCTGCAGGATTTTCTCAGCAAAGCAAAACCAGAAACGCTTGCGTTCCTTGCAGATCTTCGAAAGGAGGAAGTGCAGGGCCTGCAGGCTTATCTGCTGCTGCGCTCAACCGGCCGCTATCTGTTTTGGGGGATTGCCGCGATCGTCGGCGGGCTGACCACCGTCCTGATCTTATGGGACAGGGTAAAGATGTTTTTTGCGGGTAGCAAATGAGACACTTGCGCTTCGCTCTTTTCATACTCGCAATGATGGCGTTCGGCGGGTGGCTCGGTGTGATGTGGCTCGATACGCAGCGGCCGTATTCCTATGATCAGAAACTTAGTTTCGTTTCGCCCGATCCCGCGCCACAGCATTCAATGGTGGTCGTCGACTGGAAATTCGCCGAACCGCCTTCGCGACTTTGCCCCGGAACGCTACAGCGAACCCTATGGGACGCCCGGACAGGCGAAAAGCTGATCACGTATGACACCACGCCGGCCGCCATGACCGTTAGCAAGGGCGATACGCACTTGGCGCGCGCATTCATGTTGCCGCCGATGAAGCTGCCGCCTGAGGTAACTTATCAAGGCGACGTGTGTTTCCAGTGCAATTTGTTGCAGACAATCTTACCGCGGCTGTTCTGCATCAAGACGCCAACGCTGAACTTCCGTGTCGAATAATCGGGCATCTATGGCTTAAAGGTCTCTGCCACGTTCCGAGTGAAGATAGCCCGCCATCGGGAACCCTCGGTGGCGGGCTTTTTTGTCTTTACCAGATCGGCCGCTTGCAGCGGTCGCATCGGATAGCGCCCAAGTCGTCGTCGTCGATCTGGTCAAAGAACATGGAATGGCGGCACCGCGGGCAGGTGGCGGTGAAAAGGCCATAGGCCCGCAAGGCGTCGGCTTGGCCGTGCCGGCGCGGCATTCGTCGGCGCAAGCTGTTCTGTGCCTCTAGCGCCTTGTGCTGGGCCTTCCGCATGCCGCCTGAAAGTGGCGTCGGTTCATTTCTCAGGTCGCGTTCCAGCGCCAGCTGCTCGGCCGCTTCGACGTTGGACAGAGGCGCGATCGGCATGCGACGGAACGGCTGGACGCCTAGGAAGCGAACGGGATAGTTTGTGCGGCCGGACATCGGGCGCGATCAAAGCGTTTCGGCTCTCGCGGCGCAACGTTCGGCCCCGGACAAGTAGCGAACAAAACGGCAAGGGAACTGTCCAACAAAGTGTCCAACATTGCGCCGGCGCCGGCGTCGTGTAGACTGAAATCGCTGTCGAATTTGGCAGTAAAAAAGCGCTCCCGCCCTCCTAGGGAGCGCCAAGCACTGTCAAAGACTTATGCGCCATTCCCGTCGAGGAGTTCGCTGCAATAGCGACAATCCATAGTTCGAGTCCGCTCGGCCTAATTTGGAATTATTAGATGGATCCACTCGAACAAGTCCGTGCTTTCGCAGAAGCAACTCTTCTAGAAGAAAAATGGTCCTCGGCTCGTCAAATGATGAGTTCGAAGGCCAAGCCTAACGGTGAATCATTCTATTCTTGGCTACAGCAAGGATTAGAGGGCTTAGGCCATATCGCACGATCTGGAGATGATACCAGTAGGCTAGTTGCAATTGACCTTCTCGTTCGACTTCCCGCTTCAATGAAGAACAATAAGCGGGTGCAAGCAATGGCGTCCGAGGTTAGGCGAGCCTCTCTTTCACTGCCGTTACCTGCGCTATCCACGATTTCTGATAAAAAATCTCTTCCAGGCAGCGCCAAACCGGCTGAGGTTCGCGAAAATATTGCGGAGGCACTTAAAGACGCGACCGGCCCATGGTTGTCACCTTACGTCTTCAGGGCTCTCGGCGACGAAGAGCGTTCGCAGCGCTGTCGATTGGCGTTAGCCCGCGAGATTGCACATCAAGAGCCGTCAATTGATAAATGGATCGAGCGTTTGCTTAATGAGCCCGGGTTGCAGGACGTCGCTGCACGAGATCTTGAAGCCGCCGCCGGACGGCTGAAGGATATATGCGATGCTCTTGTTGAGGGGATTCGAACAAAACGCTCGAAGTTAACTGTCACTCCTGTATCCGGGCAATTACTGGCAAAACTTATCCGTATGATGATCTCCCTCGGACCTAAGCAAAATCGTCCGAAAGGACTAGACTTGACGGCAAAGGCGGCGATTGAGTTGTTGGATGAAATTCTTGCCGTCCGTTTGACCATAATGGACGAACCTGAACTTTATGATTTGGTCCAAGTCATAAATCGGTGGTGGTCGCCGCGATCTTTCCCCGAGATTATAAATGCAGCTCTAGGACCGATCATTGATAAGTTGACCGCCGGCTTAGTATTTCGTGCGCGAGGCGGCCAACGATCAGAAGTACTTCTGCAGAGACTTAAACAAGCAATAAATAATGAAGAACAGTACAAAAATCGAATAACGGAGATAGTCAGTAGCGAAGCTGGGTTATCAGGAGAAATCCAGGATTGGATTCGCGGAATGGAACGTGGAACAAGCAAACAAAGGTCGTCCTCCGCTCTTTCTGCTGTCGGTGCGGAATCATTCGTGCGCCAACTAGCTGAAATGTTTCGTTTATCACTGGACAATCGTGAGAATGTAAACAATGACTCGCTGCAACGGGCGGTTCGAGCTATTGCGTCGCAGCACGGATTAGCCGCCATCGGAAGCGTTGGTGACATCGTCGAATATTCGCCAAATGTCTACGATCTCCCGTCAGGGGATTTTCCTAAAGAGCGGTCCGTAAAAATTGTGCGTCAGCCGATCGTGCGTCGCCGACATGATGGCGGATCAGATGTTATTCTAAAGGGCTTGGCATCTGCAAATTAGTCCAGTGGGAGATTGATCTTGGATAAGGCAATTGCACGAGCATTGGTGTCTAGCTTCCTAAATAGATTGCACAAGGAAGGCGATTACTTTCAAATTCCTGGAAGCACTCTGTCCAAGGATGAAGTCGAGGCATTCCGCGAGCTTGCTGGGGTTACAATTGAAGCGGAGATTCGGCAGACCGCGCCAATAGTCGTTGATGCCAAATTGAATTTAGCAGCCTTAACACGCTCACCAATCCCGGAAGAGGCCTTGCGGATATGTTTAGATTTTGGGACGGCGATGTCAAAAGCTTGGGCTTGTATGTCCAGCTCTATCGCAACCTTGCCGCTAGTCCTTGGTAAACAAGCAGATGGTCAGTCCGTTCTTGCTGTGCCGTCTTCGATTTTTATTACTAAAGTTGGCACCATTTTTTTTGGCAATGCGGCAGAACGCCAACAGGAAGCTGAAATTCATACAGGTAGATACAGATTTGACAACATCAAACGTCTACTGAGCGAGGTTGCGCCCAATCTCAATATTTCCGAGATTCCGTTGACCGATGGAATTGATCCTACGGGTTCAGGACTTACGAAGGGAGATTTACTTGTACTCTATCTAGCTTGGTTGACAGATCTCGCCTTGAAAGCCCTGACGGCTGCTGCGCAAGCTGATGCACTAGAGCTCGTTACGAAATATTCCGATTTACGGTCTGCCGTGCGGAGATACGCGATACCGTGCTTTGAACATTCTGTGGATGACGTTCCTAGTGCGCAACGCGCAAAATGGGCACAGGGGGTTTTGGCAAAGGCGCTTCTACAAGCACAAATAGTCGCTGATACGTTAAGCGAGGAGTGGGCGACCTTAACGACACACCGCGCCAAATCCGTATTAGATGCTGTGAAAAAACAAGATGTCTCTAAGTTAGAGCCGATACTAGCTCTTCACGCGTCTATTCGCGAGCCAGTCGCTGCAGGCGCAACGCAGTTCGAAGACTTTCTGGACACGTCGGTGTCACCGCAGGCGAGACAGTTAATGCTGGTTATTGACGCGGGAGCCGGCACAACGGATTTTGCGCTGTTTCAAAGTTTTTACGACCGCAAGACTGAAACTTCGTCTCTGGCGCTTATTTCATCGGCAGTGAGAATGTCGCGAGTCGCCGGAAATCGCTTTGATCATGCGCTTCGGCCGATAATGCTCCGAGCCTGTAACGTACAGCCAGAGAATGGCAGCCCATGGAATGCCGAGGACTTTGCAATTATCAAGGCAGATTTGGATTCTCAAATTCGAGGCTTAAAGCGACAACTATTCACCGAGGGAACAGTTGCAATTTCGCTGCGGCCTGGCGCATCCGGCCTTTTAACTCTCGAAGAGGTTATCGCAGAAGCATCCTATCAAGAGTTGGGTAAAGACCTCCGAACTCAGCGTGATGAGCTTTTAGCAGCAGCGCTAACCGAAGAAAATGTTAACGAATATCGGAATGCAACAAGAGCGTTAGGCCGCCCTGTACCAATACATGTGCTTCTTACCGGCGGTTCGTCGAAGCTTCCAATAATTGCAGATCTTGCTAAAGGCGTTTCAACTGTTCGGGGCGTCAATTTTAATTTTGAACGGATCAACGATCTGCCACAGTGGATCAACGCCCTTCCGCGTGATCTCGCAGAAATGACCGCGCGCGAATTTTCGCAGTGCGCCGTCGCGATTGGTGGTTGCGCGCCTCAACTTCCTAACGAAAAAAAAGATCTTGGGGCTCCTGTTACACCTCATGTGCAACAGGGAAAACGTGTTTTGGAACGGTACCCGGTTCGCGGAATTTGATTAGGGAGCGACTATTTTTTGTCGTGCTAGACCTCAGCCTTTCCATCCCGATCCAGCGCGAAATCGTTCAGCAGCTTCGAAGTCTCCCCTGCGATCAGCCCGCCGATCAACTGCGCGGCGAGATAACTGAACGTGATGCCGTTGCCGCCGTAACCATAGGCCGCAAAGATGCCCTTCTTTCCAGGCACCGGACCGATCAACGGCAAGCCGTCACTGGTGGTATCGAACGTTCCAGCCCAGCGATACGCGATGTCGCGATTTGCATGCGGCCAAAGCGCTGCAAGCTTTTGTGCGAGGATGCGCGACTTTTCCGGGATCAGCGCGTCGCGCGCCTCCGGCTCGATGATTTCATCGCTGTCCTCGCCGCCGATGATGATGCGGCCCGAAACCGTGGTTCGCGCGTAGAGATAGTCCTTGCTGTCCTCCCAGATCAGCGCGCCGCCGTTCCAGATATTTTCCGGCTGCGGCGCGGTCGCGATCGCCCAGCTCGACGACACTGTTTGGATGGTCGAATGAATGATTTTCGGCATCACATAACCGGTGGCGAGAACCACGTGGCGCGCTTCGATCTGGCGGCCGTTCTGCAACCGCACGCCCACGGAGCGCGATGCGGCGTCGAATTCGATTGCTTCGGCTTCGAACAGGCGCGCGCCGCGGGAAACCGCGACCCTAAGCAACCCGTGCGCCAGTTGCATCGGATCGGCGTCGGCCGCATCAGGCGATACGATGGCGCCGGCGCGCGCGATGCCGAAATTCTCCAGCAGCATGGCGTGGTCGAGGAACGCGCCCGGCAATCCGGCACGCCGGCGAAGCGCGTGTTCTTCGATCAGTTCCTTGCTGGTGCTGCCGGCGGCGAGATAGATCGAATCCTTGGTCCGCATGTCGCAGGCGACGCCGAGGTCGAGCACCAGCGATTTCAAACCGCTCACCGCCTGCAGGCTTGCCTGATAGGCGCGCGACGCCCGCTCAAAGCCGTAGATTTCGGTCAGTTGCGTCAGGGAACGGTCGATTTCCCATAGCAGCATCGATGTGCTTGCCGCCGTGCTGCCACGGCCGGGAAATTCCCGGTCGATGATCACGACATCGAGGCCTTGCCGCGTCAGCTGCTCGGCGATCAGCGATCCGGTGATGCCACCGCCGACGATCAGCGCGTCGCACTTCAGATCCTCGCTTACATCGGCTCGGGTGCGCTGCCCGGCATGCGCAAACCACGGCGAACGGCCGCCGCGCAGGTCGGCTTGCTCGGTGTTGTCGGACTCGAGGGTGTTAATGGGGACTCCGTGGCGCGGAATTGGTCGATTTCTGGGGGCTTTCTCCCTAACGGTCATTGAACTATAGAGTTCCGGCGCCTCGTTTGCGCGTCAAGCGAATTGAGACCTGATCCTACCCATGGCTGATTTTCACGGCGTCTTTCCCTACCTGGTCTCGCCCGTTGATGCCGCCGGACACATCCGCAACGAGGTGCTCGGCCGGCTCTGCGACGATCTGATCAAGGCCGGCGTGCACGGCTTGACGCCGCTCGGCTCGACCGGCGAGTTCGCCTATCTGAATTCCGAGCAACGCACCGCGGTGGTGAAGACGACCATCGAAGCTGCGCAACGGCGCGTGCCCGTTATCGCCGGCGTTGCTTCGACGTCGACCGCGGACGCGGTGGCGCAGGCGAAATCATATCAAAAGCTCGGTGCCGACGGCATTCTCGCAATCCTTGAAGCGTATTTTCCGCTTCAAGACGCGCAAGTCGAATCCTACTTCCGTGCCATTGCGGACGCGGTCGACATCCCGGTGGTGATCTACACCAATCCGCAGTTTCAGCGCTCCGATCTCTCGCTCGACGTGATCGCAAGGCTCGCCGCGCATCCGCGCATCGTCGCCATCAAGGACGCCTCGACCAATACCGGGCGGCTGCTGTCGATCATGAACCGCTGCGGCGATGCCATCAGCGTATTCTCGGCGTCGGCGCATATTCCGGCCGCGGTGATGCTGATCGGGGGCGTCGGCTGGATGGCGGGACCGGCCTGCATTATTCCGCGCCAGAGCGTCGAGCTCTATACTCTCTGTAAAGCGCAGCGCTGGGACGAAGCGATGAAGCTGCAGCGCCGGCTGTGGCGCCTCAACGAAGCGTTCGCGAAGTATAATCTCGCCGCCTGCATCAAGGCCGGGCTTGCGATCCAGGGCTACGACGTCGGCGATCCCATTGCACCGCAGGCGGCATTGACGGCGGATGAACGCAAGGTGGTCGAAGCGGTATTGCGGGATATCGGCTGATCACTTGTTGATGGCGTCAAACACATTACGTTCGTCATTCCGGGGCGCGAGCCAACGGGTCCGCGCAAAGCGCGGCCCGATGACAGGCTCCGCGAGCGAGCCCGGAATCCATAACCGCCGATCGTGGTTATGGATTCCGGGCCTGCGCCAAGAGGCGCATCCCGGAATGACGGAATTGAAAAGGACAAACTGATGAACATTCTGCCCGGCAACATGCACTTCGGCGCCGGCCAGCCGATAAAACGTCTTGAAGACCAGAGGCTGTTGACCGGAAAGGGGCAGTTCATCGACGACAGGCCCGAAGATGGCGCGCTATGGCTGTATGTGCTGCGCTCGCCGCATGCCCATGCGCTGATGGTGTCGATCGATACCAAAGCCGCGGCTGCGATGCCCGGTGTCGAAGCGGTGTACACCGGCGCCGATCTGGTCGCCGATGATATCGGCACGCTTCCGACGCTGGCGGTTTTCCAGCGTCCCGACGGCAAGCCGATGACGGTGCCGCCACGGCGATTGCTGGCCCACGAGATCGTGCGCTTCGCCGGCGAGCCCGTTGCCGCCGTTGTCGCCACATCGCGCGTCGCAGCTCAGACCGCGGCTGAAGCCATCGCCATCGAATATGAAGTGTTGCCGTCCGTCGTCGATCCGATTGCGGCGACCAAGCCCGGCGCGCCCGTTGTCTGGCCGGATGCGCCCGACAATATCGTGGCGGCGATGAGCTATGGCGATGCGGCCGCGGTTGAAGCCGCTTTCGCCAAGGCCGCGCATGTGGTCTCGCTCGACGTCGTCAGCCAGCGTCTCGTCCCCTCCGCAATGGAGCCGCGCAGTACCATCGCCGAGATCGACAAGAAATCGGGACGGCTGATCCTGCATGTGCAGTCGCAGACGCCGGGTTCGACCCGCGATATTTTGGCGGATTCTGTCCTCAAGCGGCCGAAGGAAAGCATTCGTGTGCTGGTCGGCGATATCGGTGGTGGCTTTGGCCAGAAGACCAGCCTCTATCCGGAAGATGGCATCGT